ACGCTATCAGGGTCAGGCTTTTAACTGGATTGGATTTGACGAACTTACTCAATGGTCTTCACCTTACGCTTGGGATTATATGAGATCTCGCTTGAGGTCTGCACACTCTAATAAATTAGGCCTCTACATGAGGGCAACAACAAACCCCGGAGGAAGTGGACATGCTTGGGTTAAAAAGATGTTTATTGACCCTTCAAGATCGAACCAGTCTTTTTGGGCAACGCATCTTGAGTCTGGTGAAACGATCACCTACCCTAAAGGTCATAGTAAAGAAGGCCAGCCTCTATTTAAGCGCCGCTTTATTCCAGCCTCTCTATTTGATAATCCGTACTTATCTGACTCTGGCGACTATGAAGCGATGCTTCTCTCTCTGCCGGAGCATCAGCGTAAGCAGTTACTTGAAGGTAACTGGGATATTAATGAAGGTGCGGCTTTTCCAGAGTTTGACAGAAACATACATGTCGTGGACTCATTTGAGATACCTGACTCTTGGGCAAAGTTTAGGTCTTGCGATTACGGTTATGGTAGTTACACTGGTGTTCTCTGGTTTGCTGTAGCACCTGATGAACAAGTAATTGTGTACCGTGAGATGTATGTCTCTAAAGTAACAGCTTCTGATCTAGCAGATCTTATACTGGAAGCAGAAGCTCATGATGGTACAATAAGATACGGGGTGCTGGATAGTTCTTTATGGCACAACCGTGGCGACACTGGACCTAGCTTGGCAGAGCAGATGAATATGAAGGGTTGTCGTTGGCGTCCCTCTGATCGGTCAAGAGGTTCACGTGTCGCAGGTAAGAACGAAATACACAGGCGTTTACAGGTAGATGAGTTTACAGATAAACCTCGTCTTGTATTTATGAGTAACTGTACAAATACCATTGCGCAGATACCAAGCATTCCACTGGACAAGAAGAATCCAGAAGATGTAGATACTCATGCAGAAGATCACTTGTATGACGCTTTACGCTACGGTATTATGACACGTCCACGCAGTAGCATCTGGGACTATAATCCCGCAAAACAACGCTCTGGCTTTCAGGCGGCAGATCCCAGCTTCGGCTATTAAGGAAGATAGAACATGGCAGAGAATAATGAACTTTCGTTTGAGACGGATGATGTAACAGCAGCAGAAGATACTAAAGATAGTATTTTTGAAGAGGCATCTAGTGTAGTAGGCTTTGTTAAACAGCGATATACACGTTCAGAAGACTCTCGATACTCAGATGAACAGCGTTGGCTTCGTGCATACCGCAACTATCGTGGTCTCTATAGTTCTGAAGTACAGTTTACAGACACGGAAAAGTCTCGTGTATTTATTAAGGTCACTAAAACAAAAACCTTAGCTGCATACGGATCTATTACAGATGTATTGTTTGGTAACAACAAATTCCCTATGTCGGTTGACCCCTCTATACTACCAGATGGCGTAGCTGAATCTGTACACATAAACATGGACCCTAACGCAGCTGCTGCTGGTGAAGCATTAAACTCTGTTACTCAAAGCCCTGCTCCTAAGCCTTACTTAATTGGTCCTGATACTAAACTTCAGCCAGGTGATACTCTTGCAGACTTAGCTCGTAGGTTAGGTCCGTTACAGGAAAAACTAGCTAATGTAAGTGAAAAGATAGTCGAGGGTGACGGTACTACTCCTACCACAGTAACATTTCATCCTGCTATGATTGCAGCTAAGAAAATGGAAAAGAAGATCCACGATCAGTTAGAGGAATCGGGTGCTTCTATTCACTTACGTTCTATGGCATTTGAGATGGCTTTACTTGGCACAGGTGTCATGAAAGGTCCATTTGCTGTAGATAAAGAATACCCTAACTGGAACGAAGACGGTGATTATGAGCCTATTGTTAAGACTGTTCCAGAAACACAACACGTTTCCTGCTGGAACTTCTACCCAGATCCAGAAGCAGCTTCTATGGATGAAGCAGAATACATAATTGAACGACATAAAATGTCACGCACTCAATTACGTGCGCTCAAGAGCCGTCCTTACTTTATGAAGGATGCTTTAGATATGGCTATCGCCAAAGGCCCAGATTACATTCAGAAACACTGGGAAATGGCTATGGAAGATGACGATACGCAGCCCGACTCAGAGCGTTGGGAAGTATTGGAGTTCTGGGGTTTCGTAGATACAGGCATTCTTGAAGAGCATGGTGTTAATATACCACGGGAGTATAAAGACCTTGATGAACTGAACTGTAATATCTGGGTTTGTAACGGCGAGGTTCTGCGATTTGTATTGAATCCGTTTAAGCCTGCACGTATTCCTTACTATGCTGTACCTTATGAGCACAACCCTTACTCCTTCTTTGGCGTAGGCATTGCTGAGAACATGGACGATACACAGACGTTGATGAATGGCTTTATGCGTATGGCTATTGACAACGCTGCACTATCTGGTAATCTTATCATTGAAGTAGATGAGACTAACCTTGTACCAGGTCAAGATATGTCAGTGTATCCGGGCAAGGTGTTCCGGCGTCAGGGCGGTGCTCCAGGGCAAGGAATCTTCGGCACTAAGTTCCCTAACGTAGCACAAGAGAACATGCAACTCTTTGATAAGGCACGGGTACTAGCAGATGAAAGTACTGGATTCCCTAGTTTCGCTCACGGACAAACCGGAGTATCTGGCGTTGGGCGTACAGCTTCTGGTATTTCTATGCTTATGTCTGCTGCTAACGGTTCTATTCGGGCGGTAGTAAAGAACGTAGACGATTACCTTATTCGCCCCATGGGTAAGGCATTCTTTGCTTTCAACATGCAGTTTGACTTTGATCCATCTATCCGTGGAGATCTAGAGGTCCGTGCATCTGGTACAGAGAGCCTTATGGCTAACGAGGTACGCTCACAGCGTTTGATGCAGTTCTTGCAGGTTGCACAGAACCCAGTCCTAGCTCCCTTCGCTAAGATGGACTACATCATTCGTGAGATTGCTAAGTCTATGGATCTTGACCCAGACAAAGTGACTAACTCTATGCAGGATGCTGCTATACAGTCTGAGATCTTAAAAGGCTTTCAGGCTCCACCTCCTGCCCCTACAGGCCCAGAAGGCGTTCCCATGCCCCAAGGTAGCCCAGCGCCAGAAGGACAGGCTCCACAGGGCGTACAGGACACCACAGGAAGTGGCGGTGGACAGATGGGCGTAGGAACAGCACCAACACCGGGTGAGCAAGGGTTTAGCGGTAATGTCGCTTAAGAAGCTAGTTAACGATAAACAGATATGGGATGCGTTCATTGAGGAGCTTGATGGGTGCATCTCTTCCACGCATAGAAGTATGGAAAACATCTCTGATACTGCAGAGCTATACCGACATCAGGGTGCTATCAAAGCGCTGAGACAACTAAAGTACTTGAGGGACAAAGTAAATGGATGAACAAATGGAAACGGCCTTCGGTGATGAAGGTGAACGTGTAGACCCTGTGTCAGGCAATGAAGTACCTACAGGCTCTATGCCAGAAGAAGTACGTGATGACATCCCTGCTCAACTGAGTGAAGGTGAGTATGTCGTACCTGCTGATGTGGTACGCTTCTTTGGCGTTAAGTTCTTTGAGGACATCCGTAATGAAGCCAAGCGAGGCTTTGCTGATATGGAAGCTAATGGACGCATCGGTGGTGAGCCTGTCGGCGAGACTGGCATGGAGATGGGTGGTGATGAATTACCTTTTGACGTGTCTGAGTTACAGATGGTTGAAGACTCTCCAGAAGAGCAACCTATGATGAACCAAGGTGGTTTTATCTCTGGTTATGCTGAAGGCGGTGAAGCCGCTCTACCGTACCACGTTGCCACAGGATCTGATAGCAGCGGCTTTGAGATTCGTACCTTTATTGGAGCAGATGGAACAAAGTATTATATTCAGTTTATGAATGGTAAACCTTTAACACCTATTCCTGATGGGGCTACTCAAGAAGCTACTGCGGCTGAACAGGTATCTACTCAAGTAGAAACAGCAGCAGCAACAGGCACTGCTACATCTAATAACTCTAATGACAATGATAGTACACCACCACCTCCTCCAGCAGAAGCTATTGACTGGTCTGACCCTACTGTCGCTACACCTGAAAAGTTTCTATCAACTTACGAAGAACTTGAGGGTATGGGTACAGGCCTATCCTATGGTGCAGCTCTTATGTTAGGTCCGTTAGCAGGACTTGGTGTAAAAGGTCTAATGAAACTACAGAAAAACTCTATGCTTAAAGGCCTTGATAGTCAGATTGAATCTCTTACAAATACTGGCAATACTTCCCAAGCTAAAAAGCTAGAAGAAATTCGCAACGTTATGCAAGGTAAGAACGCAGACGGCTCTGCTAAACTTAGAGAAGCACCTACTGGTATTGAAGTACTTACGGGTAGTGAGACATACAAAGGTAATAGTATTACAGAGTCCCTTGCCAATATCCTAACAAAAGGAGATGGTAAATCTTACAGAAACGGTGTTCTTGTAGACGATGCAACAGGCGAAGTTCTTGAGCCTGGCTTTGCAAACAGCACGAGTAATGACCCTGTTAGCACTCCTACATCGCAACCTACTGAGCAGCCTCCACAAAATAATGGGGGTGGGAATAACGCACATGAATCCATGATGAGAGATAGACGGGCTGCCGCTGAAGCAAAAACAGCTGCTGCTAAAGAGACCACAAGTGGTATAACAACAGGTACAAGTACTTCTACTGCATCAGATGATACAACAGCAGGTGGTGCTTCTTTAGACACTGCCTATGGTATATCAGGACTAAATAAAGGCGGCTTGATGAAAAAGAAGAAGTAACTACTAAGACTACCAAATAACTATAAGGCTACCCAGCAATAATGCTGGCCCCAACATAAGGAAAGAAAATGGCAGAAGCAATTCAGACGGACTCAGCGTCCCATAATCGTAACATATCTCGTGTACAACGTGATGAAGAGGAACTAAAAGCTCTGTTTAAACAAGCAGGGATTCAGACAGATGAAACAGAAGAAGAAACTGCTGAAGAGGAATCCCGTAGCGAAGAGCCTGTCGAGCGCACAGTTCAGGCAGAGAGTGTTACCGAACAAGAAGAAGAACCACAAGCTGAAGCACAAGATGAAGATCTGAGTGCAGAAGAGAAGAACTTCAAGAAGCGTTACGGTGATCTACGGCGACACACTCAAGAGAAAGAGAAAGAGTTTCAATCACAGCTTGATAAGCTTAAGTCACAACTAGATGCAGCTACAAAGAATGAACTTGTACTACCTAAGTCAGAAGACGAAGTAGAAGCATGGGCTAAGAAGTACCCAGACGTTGCAGGTATCGTAGAGGCTATTGCTGATAAGAAAGCTAATGAACGTTCTGCTGATTTAGACGGGCGTCTTAAAGAGATTGAAGAGTTACGTGCATCTGCTAAACGAGATAAGGCTGAAGCTGAGTTACTCTCTATGCACCCTGACTTTCAAGAGATTCGTGCTGATGATGCGTTTCATACATGGGCAGAAAAGCAGCCTAAAGTTGTACAGGATGCACTATACGAGAACAGTGAAGACGCTAAGTCTGTTGCACGTGTTATTGATCTCTACAAGTCAGATAAAGGTATCAAGACTAAGAGTAGCTCTAGCTCAGACAAAGCAGCTGCATCCTCAGTTAAAGCTAAAGGTCGTACTGCATTGGATGCAGATGACTCCTCAAGGTATCTCAGTGAATCACAAGTAGCTAAGATGAGCCTTAAAGAATACGAGAAGCGCAATGATGAGATCTTTGAAGCTCAGCGCTCTGGTAAATTTATTTATGATATGTCTAAGAAATAACTTGACACTTATTCAATCATAGATAAAACTATAGGCATGTACAGTGTCAGGCATAAACTGCCTGTACATGCTTTTCACTAAGCACTAAAGCCACATCAAAGAACTACCTCAGATTATAGGCCCAGCGCTCAACGGACGGCCATCCTTAGAGCATAGCTGACTACCCTACTAAGACGAGCCTCTTTAGTGGATATGTAGTGTATATCTCTCACGCCATATCTATAAGGAGAATTATTATGGCTATCGGAACCGCTGGTGGTGGATTTAACGGGAACTTCTCCCCGATTATCTACTCTAAACAGGCACAAATCGCTCTGCGTAAAAGTGCTGTAACTAACGCAATCACCAACAACTCTTACTTTGGTGAGATTGCAAACCAAGGCGACACAGTTCGCATCCAAAAAGAGCCAGACGTAACCGTCAACGCTCTGCAGCGTCACACAGGTATCTCAGTAGAGAAACTTGATGACACAGACTTCTCTTTGACTATTGATAAAGCTAACTACTTTGCTTTCAAAATGGATGACATTGAAGAGCAGTTCTCTCACGTAGACTTCACCTCATTGGCAGCCAACCGTGCAGCCTACAAAATGGCAGACGCCATGGATGAAGAATGCTTGGGTTACTTGTCTGGTTACGCTGGTGGTGCAGGCTCTTGGGCCGTCAACACAACAGCTTCTGGCGATAAAGCCAATACTGGTGCTGGTACTGACGAACTGTTGGCAGACAACAAACTGGACGCAACTGACTTCGGTAACTTGACCATCTCTGGTTCAGCTACTGCAGGTGACTCCATCCCACTCGCTCCACGCCTCCCAGGTGCAACAGCATTGTCTGCGACAACTGTTTCTCCTTTGACTGTGGTTGCACGTATGGCTCGTAAGCTTGACGTACAAAACGTTGACGCACGTGGTCGCTGGATGGTTGTCGATCCAATCTTTGTTGAGATGCTGAAAGACGAAGACTCTCGTGTACTTAACGCAGACTTCGGTGGCTCAGGCTTGATGAACGGTTTGGTTCTCAACAACCTGCACGGCTTCCGTATCTACGTATCCAACAACCTGCCTTACTTGGGCTCAGGTGCTGGTACTAACGGTACAACTGCACAGTCTACTAACTACGGTGTAGTTGTTGCTGGTCAGGACGAGGCTGTTGCTTCTGCTGAGCAAATCAACAAAGTAGAGAACTACCGTGACCCAGACAGCTTTGCTGACATCGTTCGTGGTATGCACCTCTATGGTCGCAAGATCCTGCGTCCAGAGGCTCTTATTGTTGCTAACTACAACGCTGCCTAATAGGCATAACACTGGGGCTGGCTACATGCTGGCCCCTTTGTGCTTTTTTCACATATAAAGGGACATCACAAGATGGCTATCACAACTGCAATGTGCAACAGCTTCAAGCAAGAGCTTCTTGGGGGTGTTCATGATCTGGATACAGATGTACTAAAATTAGCTCTTATTAAGACTTCAATGGCAGGTACTTACGGTGCTGCTACAACTAACTACTCTGATGTTACGGGTAATACAGACGAAGCTGTAGGTACAAACTACACAGCTGGTGGTCAGGCTCTAGACGGTGCTACTATTACTCTTGACGGCAGTACAGCTATTGTTGACTTTACTGATGAAGTATTTGGTAACGTAACTATTTCCACAGCTGGTTGTATTATCTACAACTCAACGCAGGGCAATAAAGCGGTAGCAGTTATTGACTTTGGTGGCACGGTTAGTGCTACAGCTGGTGACTTGACTATTGAGTTTCCTGCTGCTGCAGCTGCTACAGCTGTAATTCGTATCGCCTAAACACCACAAGGATACCTATCCATGACGATTAAGTTTGCTAACCGTGTAAAGGTTACATCTGCTACTACGGGTACTGGCACAATTACGCTTGGCTCTGCAGTAGAGAGTTTCCAGACTTTCTCTGATGGTGGTATCCTTGATGGCAACTCCGTTAGATACACTATTGTAGATACTAATGACTGGGAAGTAGGCACAGGTGTATATACACACAGTGGCACTACAATGTCTCGCTCGTTAGAGGAAAGCTCAACAGGTTCCTTACTCAATCTATCGGGTCAACAAGAAGTTTTTATTACTACTTCTGCTACTGATATTGAGAACCTTGGTAGTAGATCTATTGATTACTTCTACTTCACAGCTACAGCTGGTCAGACAGTATTTACTGGTAATGATGATAACAGCAATCAGTTAGCCTTCTTTGAAGATAACATTATTGTCTTCATGAATGGTATTGTTCTTGAGGGCAACAGCCAAGACTACTCTGTATCAGGTGGTAACACAGTAACGCTTACTGCAGGTGCTGCACTCAGTGACGAGATTAACATTGTAGCATTTAAGGCTTTTACTCTAGCTGACACAGTATCTAAAGTTACTGGTGGGCAGTTTGACGCTAACGTAGACTTTGCTGCAGGTATTGATGTTACTGGCAATATTACAGTTACTGGTACTGTAGATGGCAGAGATGTAGCTACAGATGGTACTAAACTAGATGGTGTAGAAGCAGGCGCTACAGCTGACCAGACAGATGCTGAGATTAAAACAGCCTACGAGAATAACGCTAACACTAATGCTTTCACTGATGCTGAGCAGACAAAACTTTCTGGTATTGAGACAGGTGCTGAAGTAAATACTGTTGACAGTGTAAACACACAGACAGGTGCTGTAGTACTTGATGCTGACGATATTAGTGATACATCTACTACTAACAAGTTCACAACTGCTGGAGATATATCTAAACTTGCAGGTATTGAGGCCGGAGCTACAGCCGATCAAACAGCCGCCGAAATCCGCGCACTTGTAGAAAGCGCGACTGACAGCAACGTATTTACAGATGCCGATCACACAAAGCTCAATGGCATTGAGAGCGGGGCGACAGCTGACCAAACCAAAGCTGATATTGATGCTCTTAACGTAGATGCAGATACACTAGACGGGCAGCACGGTAGTTATTACACAGGCTATGCAGATACCGCAGTAGCTAACCTTGTAGATTCTGCTCCTGGCACACTAGACACATTAAACGAACTAGCAGCAGCATTAGGTGATGACCCTAACTTTGCTACTACCACTGCTAACAATATTGCTTCTAAAGTTTCTAAGTCTGGCGATAGCATGACTGGCAACTTGTCCTTCGGTGACAACGACAAAGCCATCTTTGGGTCAGGCGGAGATTTAGAAATCTATTCTGACGGCAATACATCTATTATTAAAGAAAATACCGCCGGATATTCTCTTCAAATTAGAGCGGAAGATCAAGTATTTATGAATACTGCCGGTAATTCTACTGGTATGTATATAAATCCTAATGCTGCAGTTTCTTTATACCATGCCAACTCTCCTAAACTCGCCACCACCTCCACAGGTATTGACGTAACTGGCACAGTGACGGCTGATGGGCTGACTGTGGATGGGGATATTACACTAACCGCAGGTGATAAACTGAAGTTTAACGATGATCGTTATTTTACGCCTGAAAACAATGTAGATGGTGCAGAAGTAAGTGCCAACGGTATTTTCAGAGTAAAGACAGGAGCAACACCTGCACAGCGTTTACTTGTAGCGGCAAACGGCGACATCAGCTTCTACGAGGACACAGGCACGACACCAAAGTTCTTCTGGGATGCGAGTACGGAGAGACTTGGGCTGGGAACTACAAGTGCCTCAACAGAACTTCATGTAAAAGGTTCTGGTGATTACGCTGCTTTAACCCTTGAGGCTACAACATCTGGCGGGGCTAGTTATGTAAACCTAGGTGATAGTGCCGACATTGATGTTGGTCAATTGGCTTACTTTAACTCTGATAATTCTATGCGCTTTACTGCAAACGGCTCCGAAGCCATGCGCATCTTGAGCAACGGGAATGTGGCGATTAACCATACGTCTGCTTCTTCTAGACTGACTGTTGGCGCTCCTGACTCTGGGGACACGCTATCGTTACTAAGTCTTTTTGCAAATAGCGGGGCAACAGGTGGATCTGCTTCCTCTCTGGAAGTTGTTGCATCTTCTAACAAGATGAAGATGAAATTAGGAGGCTCTGATCAATTAGTTATTGGTAATGTTACAAGCGATTTTGCAACATTTGATGCCAGCGGCAACCTGCTTGTGGGTCAGTCTAGTTCAACACAGCCGGGTGTAGGAAATACTACAAATGGTTTTGCCATTAGAAATGATGGGTTGTTTTTCTCTTCTGCATATCAAGGCCGTACAGGCACCTTTGGCCGTAATGGAAATGATGGGCCAGTTCTTGGTATTTATAAAGACGGCGTATATGCAGGAGACCTTGGGGCTAAACTAGCAAACGGCCAATCCAGACTGTACTTAGGAAACTCCAATACCAAGCTACTTTTCGACAATGGTGCAGATCGTATTTACCCCGTGAACAATGACGGTGATTCTAGAGGTAGTGCTATTGACTTAGGGTTATCAGCTGTAGCCTTCAAAGACGCCTACTTCTCAGGCACAGTAAACGCTGCCAACTTCAACACCACCTCAGACGCTACTCTCAAGACAAACGTAGAGACGCTCACAGGCTCTCTGGATGCCGTTAAGTCTTTGCGTGGTGTCTCATTCGATTGGATCGAGAATGGCAACTCAGAGGTCGGCGTAATCGCTCAGGAAGTGGAAGCTGTACTGCCGGATGTAGTCAGCACAAATGACCAAGGCATCAAGTCAGTTAAGTACGGAAACATGGTGGCTCTCTTGATCGAAGCCATGAAGGAACAACAAGCTCAGATTGACGAGCTTAAAGCTAAACTAGGAGAGTAACTATGGCTATTACATACACATGGACTATCGCAAATCTTGAGCGCAACACAGCAGACGGTGGTGTCACAGTGGCACACTGGCGCTGCGAGGGTGTTGATGGGGAGGCTACTGCTTCCTCATACGGGACAACCTCATGGACACCGGACGCATCTGCCTCTGACTTCATTGCATTTGATAGCTTAACTCAAGCCAACGTGCTTGCTTGGGTCTGGAACACTGTCGTGAAAGCTGACGTTGAGACAGCCATTGCTGACAAGATTAACGCTGAGTTGAACCCAACGACTACCGCTGGGGTTCCTTGGTAATCATAACGCTAATAGTGGAAGGACACGAAGATGGCGATTAAAGTTAATGGTACTACGGTTATTGATGACAGTAGGAACCTTGTAAATATTGTGAGTGGGGCGGGTGCTAGTACAGACCTTGGTGCTGTTGGGAGTTATGCTGTTCTTGGGCGGTATGGCGGTTTTAATGCTGGGTCTCTTTATAGTAGCGGCCTAACATACTCAAGTTGGCACGTCTTTAACGCCGCAGTTTACTCTCAGTACCCCAGCGGTACTCCTAGTGGCACATGGAGAGCTATGGGACAAGAGGTTAGGACAGACCGACAATGTTTAACTGTTGCTGTAAGGGTTTCATAATGAGTATTGCAATTACACAAGTCCGTAATGCGGCATCAAAGAACGCAGCAAACACAGTCATTGATGTGGAGATTAACCACCCAGATTACGGGTGGATACCCTACCTGCTGACTGATTATGACACAGATACAACCATCGACAACGATGCAGTCATGGCTCTGATCGGTGATGACTTCACTGCATATGTTCCGCCTACACAAGTAGAGCTAGATGTAGCCGCAGCCGCAGGTGTTCGTGCAGAGCGTGACAATCGCTTGGTCACAGAGGTTGACCCTATCGTGTCTAACGCTCTCCGCTGGGCAGACCTCACCGCAGCTAAACAGGCTGAGTGGACACAGTATCGCACTGACTTGTTGAACATCACAGATCAAGCTGGCTTCCCACATGACATCACATGGCCGACTAAACCCTAATACGTAGGACTTAAACATGACTAAAGCACGTGACTTAGCTGATCTGCTAGATGCTAGTGGTAACATTATAGCTCAAGGTACTATTGATGGGCGTGATATTGCGTCTGATGGTAGTAAGCTAGACAGCATTGAACATGGTGCTACAGGAGACCAGACACACTCAGAGATCCGTGCTCTTATAACTGCTGGTGTTGACACTAACGTATTTACTGATGCAGATCATAGTAAGCTAGACGGTATTGAAGCGGGTGCTACTGCAGATCAGACTGCTGCAGAGATTAAGACTGCTTATGAAAGTAATGCTAACACCAACGAGTTTAGTGATGCAGAGCAAAGCAAGTTAGCAGGTATTGAAACAGGTGCGACAGGTGATCAAACGGCATCTGAAATTCGCTCATTGGTCGAGGCGGCTACAGATAGCAATGTCTTCACTGACGCTGATCACAGCAAGCTGAATGGGATTGAGGCTGGTGCCACTGCAGATCAAACAAAGGCTGACATTGATGCGTTAAACGTAGATGCAGATACTCTAGATGGTCAACACGGTTCTTACTACACTAGCTACGCCGATACAGCTGTAGCTAATATTGTTGATTCTGCACCAGGTACGCTTGATACGCTTAATGAGTTAGCTGCTGCGCTTGGTGACGATCCAAACTTTGCTACTACTACAGCTACTAATATTGGCACTAAAGCTAATAAGACTATTACCGTTTCAGCAGGTAGTGGTCTTACTGGTGGTGGAGACTTAACTGCTAACCGTACTATTAGTCATGCTGACACATCTAGCCAAGCCTCTGTGGACAACTCTAATGGCACAGTCATTCAAGACATTACTCTTGATACGTATGGGCATATTACAGGTATTTCTTCTGCTAACCTTGATGGTCGCTACTATACAGAGACAGAAGCAGACTCACGTTTTGTGAATGTCACTGGCGATACTATGAGTGGTACTCTTACACTTGCTTCTGGTGGTTTCGCAGATCAACTTACCGTTAATCGCAGTGATGGTAATTACTATTCTGTTATTAAGTATGCCAATACCACTGGCGAGATTGCTCGTATGGGTTTCACTGAAACAGGGTTATTGCATTATCGTGTAGGCACATCAGGCACCAACAAATACATATTCCACGATGACTACCACCCCAATGCCGACAAGTGGACCACTGCACGTACCCTCTCCCTAAGCGGTGACGCATCCGGTTCTGTCTCTTGGGATGGCTCAGGTAATGCTACGCTGAGTGTGACGGTGGCTAATGACAGTCATACTCATACAAACACAACGCTAGATATGCACTTTAATCGTGAAACTCAAAACATTGATACTTACGATCCAGACAGCTTTTGGGCTACATCAAGGGGGACAGGCGGTACTGGGAATTATCCTACTAGCTATGTAAATGTCTACAATTTTGCGGGTAACGGTTCTAATGAAGGTACACAACTTGCAACATACTATGGTAGCAACAACAGAACGTGGATACGTTCACGAAACGATAATAACAATAGTTGGTTAAGCTGGAGTGAAGTATGGACCAGCACAACGGACGGCTCAGGCTCTGGCCTAGATGCTGATCTCTTGGATGGTGTGCAGGGGTCATCTTATCTGCGTAGTGACACTTCTGACAACATGAATGGAAGTTTGACTATTGAATCTACAGGACAACTAAATGTTAGATATAATGGTACTGATAGCTATAGATCCACATTAGATTGGCAGCATTTGCAGCTAGGTAACAATGGTCAAAATAGCATTATTGCTGGAAGAACAAATGGCGGTGGTTACTTAAGTTTCTTTGTTAATAATACCACTGATGTAACTTCTAGTACCAATGGCACTGAAGCAATGCGCATCCATGCTAATAGCAGAGTTAGCATGGGTGCTGGTTTCACGGGAACAGGCGGATGGTTAAGCATTAGTTCTGGATCAGCTTATCCTATATATTTAGAATCAACCCAAAGATATATGCTTGGTCTTAAAAACACCAGTGCTGATGCTAACTATATTTGGCTTGTCCATGACACGCGAAATAGCCGGTCGTCCATGTCGCTGCATTTTAATGGAGTCGGTGACAGATTTCATTTTGAAGAAAACGGTAATTTTACTGCAGACGGCACCGTATCAGCCTCTAACTTTACAGGTAATGGTTCTAACTTAACAGGTATTGACGCAGGTGCTCCCGCTGGCTCTATCATATATCACGCAGGTAGCTCTGCCCCGTCTGGTTATATCAAAGCTAACGGTGCATCACTAGGCACAAGTGCATATCCAGACCTATTCTCAGCTATCGGCTATACATATGGTGGCTCTGGTGGGTCGTTTAACGTGCCTGACCTTCGTGGTGAATTTATCCGTGGCTGGGATGACAGTCGTGGTGTTGATAGTGGACGTAGCTTTGGTAGCTCACAGCTTGACCAAATGCAGAGGCTTACAGGTGGATATAATACATCTGCTGAACACTTTAATATTGGGTCGGGCAGTGGTGTGTTTAATGATTATAGGGTAGGTGGCGCACGAAACTCAGGTATTGGATATGGAAACGCTACAAGATTGGACTTTGATTCTGCTAACTCACCTAGCGCCCGTGTTTCGTCATCTACAAGCGGTGAAACTCGCCCACGCAACATAGCCCTTCTAGCCTGCATCAAATACTAAGGAGACACAGATATGAACGTATATCAAACCGACATTGATGGTGTCTTCATAGGCATCACAACAGCAGACCAAGACCCTATGGATGAAAGCAATATGCTTATCCCAGCAGGTTGCGTAGAGACTGCGCCACCCTCAACAACAGACGCACAGTTGGCACGTTGGGATGGTACAGCTTGGGCTGTAGAGGACATACCTGAGCCAGAACCTGAGCCAGAACCTGAGCCAGTAGACCCTGCTATAATAGCCCGTCAAGAACGTGATGCACTCTTGACCTCATCTGACTGGACACAGGTTGCTGATGCTCCTGTAGATCAAGCTGCATGGGCTGCTTATCGTTCTTTACTAAGGGATGTACCACAGCAATCTGGCTTTCCCGCTGACATTACATGGCCCACTAAACCCTAATGCGTAGAGAGTAATACAGTATGTTTGGCTTTACCCCACTAGCTACAACACCTTTAGCTGCATCTCAGGCTGGTATATCTGCTGTCGTAGCTCTAGCGTCTGTACTATCTACGGGTAGCATAACAGCTACAACTGTTAATGTATCTGAACTACTAGCGTCTGTATCAGCTACAGGTACGGTAGGTAGTCTAACACTAAACCCTGATGAAGTTACAAACTCTGTTGGTGCTACAGTATCTGTTGGTACAGTACAGGTTAACCTCTCTGAACTACTCTCCAGTGTATCCGCTACAGGAAATGTAGCTACTGTAGGGTACGATGCTAAAGGTAATCATACACTTGCTTCAGTATCAGGTTCAACTGCTTTAGAGCCTGTTAGTGCAGGTGGCTTTGAGATTGATATTAGTGAGAACCTTCTTTCTGTATCGGCTACGGGTTTTGCAGGTAGTTTAACGGTACATATCTCAGAGCTTCTAGATAGCGCTTCTGCTACAGGTAGTGTTACTGCTATCATACCACACGCTGACTCCTTACAGTCTATAGTAGGTGTTTCAGCACAGGGTACTGTGGAACCTACCAGCCTAGACTCTTTTGAGATTGACGTATCAGAGTCCTTGCTTTCGGTAGTAGCAACTGCTACAATCAACCCTGTAATAGTAAATGTAGCAGAGAGACTAGAAGACGTAGTAGGTACAACTGCGGTATCAGCTGTTACAGTTACTGCTGTCAACTTCCCCTTTGAGGCAGATGCTTACAGTAGAGACAGGACGTTATACACCAATCCTCAACCCTTAAATCACGTTGTACATATAGCAGAAGATAACAGAACAATAGTTATAGACGCTGTATTCTCAGCAAGCAGAACAGTAAATATTGCAGCCTAAAGGATAGCCTATGTCATATAAGTGGCCTGATAAAGATAAAGATGAGTTACTTGATTACAGCATAGACTGGTCTCGTTTCTTGAGTGGTGATGCTGTTTCTGGCGTCACTTGGTATATTGATGACGCAGTAGGTGTTAAAACAGAAGTGAACAATACAGATGTTGTAGATGGGCTACAGTTTGTACAGGCTACTAACACTACAACTGTGGCTACTATCCGCTTGAGTTTAGGTACAAATAATAAACGTTACAGAATTACGTGTAAGATAACCACAATAGGCGGATTACAGTATGAGCGCAGCGTATTTCTGCGTGTCAAGGAGAAGTAAGAATGGCATACGACTACATTAGCCTAGTTAACGATATTAACCGCCGCCTTAATGAAGTAGAACTTACGAGTGCTAACTTCCCTACAGCTACAGGCTACTACAGCTTTGCTAAGGATGCTGTTAACTCAGCTATTCGCCATGTCAATCAGGAAGAGTTTGAGTGGCCGTGGAACCATGTAGAAGAAACAGAAGTACTACTTCCCGGTGAAGTACGTTATAGTATGCCTTATGATAGTAAAACTATTAACATGAACACCTTCCGCATCAAGCGTGATGATGATCTTAATGTTGGTACAGTCAAACTAAAAGTACTAACATACGAAGAATGGCTTGACAAGTATGCAGATACTGAGTATAACTCTACCACAAGTATAAGAAATACACCAACGCATGTTGTACGTACACCTAGTAGAGAGTTGATCTTTTACCCTACTCCCGATAAAGAGTATGAAGTAGTGTATGAGTACTTCCGTACAGGCTACGATCTAGAGCTTTCTACAGATGTACCTACACTCCCTGAGCAATACCGTTATACCATCGTTGATGGCGCTATGTACTACGTTTATCAGTTCCGTGGTGACATGCAGGCATCACAATTAGCACTACAAAAGTTTGAGCAAGGCATTAAACAATTACGTAGCTTACATATTAATCGCACTGAATACCTGCGAGACACGAGAGTATATTACTAATGGCTACACAGTGGCAGACATTCCCTATTGAGTTTAGAGGCGGTCTCATCTCTAACCTTAGCCCTTTACAACAGGGTAGTAATGCTGTGGGTTCTGCTACTATCTTGCAGAACTTTGAGTCTAGCAAAGAGGGTGGCTACTCTAAGATCAAAGGCTTTGAGAAGTTTAGCACTGCAGCTGTACCTGGGTCTGGCCCTATCCTAGCACTCAAAGTGATAAGCTCTGGGCGTATTGTTGTAGCTAGACAGAACGGTTCTAACGTAACAGAGTACTACTACGGCACAGGTACTACGTGGACATCCATGGGTGCAAGACCTTTGCTTGGTGGTAAGGCTAAGCATGTTCTATATAACCTAGACGGTGACGATAAAGTTATCTTTGTAGATAGTAATAACTACCCTGCTACGTACAACACATCAGGCAATACTCTCACAGCTATTACAGGTAGCACAGATGTACTAGGTGCAGAGAATGTAGCAGTGTTTAAGGATACAGCATTCTACGCCAAGGGTAACAACCTATACTTTACTGCACCCTTTACTGTAGATGACTTTAGTGCAGCTAATGGCGCTGGCTCTATCAACGTAGCTAATGAGATAACAGGTCTAGCTGTCTTCCGTGACCAGCTTATAGTCTTTACTACTGACAGCATTAAACGCATAACAGGTAACACCGCAGCAGACTTTCAGGTAGCACCTATTACAGACCGTATTGGCTGTGTTAATGGTGACACTATTCAGGAAGTTGGTGGTGACATTATGTACCTTGCTCCTGATGGTATCCGCTTGCTGAGTGCTACGGATCGCATTGGTGACTTTGGGTTGGATATTGCTTCTGATCCTATAGCTAAGGATGCTACCACGTTCCTTGGCAGTACGCCTAACTTCTGTTCTGTACTTATGAGAGAGAAAGCTCAGTATCATATCTTTGCTTATATAGAGTCAGAACAACATGAAGCATCTAAAGGCTTAATCGCTACTAAGTTTGTATCACAGGGTGCGTCTGGTATTAGCTGGTCTACAACTAAGGGGGTAAAAGCTTTTGTAGCAGACAGTAGGTACACAGATACAGCTGAGACTATTGCTTTTGCTAATACGGATGGCTATGTATATGAGTTAGATACAGGATCAAGCTTTGATGGGCTACCTATTGAGGCTATTTACGAGTCACCCTATATGCCTCTGTCTGATCCTCAGATGCGTAAGTCATTCTACAAGATGACACTGTATGCAGAACCTACTGGCAGTATGACTCTGGATCTTAACGTTAAGTATGACTTTGGTTCATCTACAAACACAGGTGTTATACAACCCGCTACACAGAGCGTAGAAAGTACGGGTACATCTGTATTCATATTTGGGGAATCTAACTCTGTGTTTAACACCTCTACATACGGGGGTGAGTTAGACAAGATCTACAACACAAATATTATTGGCTCAGGTAAGACTATAGCCCTTCGTATTGAAGACAATTCTATAAACCCTACATTCACTCTAGACACAGCCCTGCTAGAGTTTAGACAGAACGATAGACAGTAAGGACTAAAACATGGCAGGTTATACACGTCAGGATACAGCAAACAACATTGCTAACGGTAACGTTATTGATGCGGATGACTTTGATGCTGAGTACAATGCCATTGAGGCAGGGTTTAACGCATCTACTGGTCACGCTCATGACGGTACTGCAGGTGAAGGTGCGCCCATCACTAAGGTAGGCCCAGCGCAAGACCTCATTGTTTCAGGTACTGCTCTTACGCCTAAGACTACTAACACTCTGGACTTAGGTACAGCCGCTGTACAATATAAGAATGCTTGGTTTGATGGTACTGTAGACACAGATGCCTTAACTGTATCAGCTAATGCGACAGTAGGTGGTACTCTTGGTGTTACAGGTATTATAACAGCTACAGGCGGTGTCACTGGTAATGTAACAGGTAACGTCACTGGTAATGTAACAGGTAACGTCACGGGTAATGTAACAGGTACAGTATCTGACGTATCTAACCATGACACAGATGTCATCAGTGAAGGCTCAACTAACCAGTACTTTACTACTGCTCGTGCTAGATCTTCTGTGTCAGCTACGGGTAGCCTTAGCTACAACTCAGGTACAGGCGTTATTAGTTTTACACAGGGTAATACAGACACTGTAGCAGAAGGCACAACTAACCTATACTACACAGATGCACGTGCTACTGCAGCAGCTAAGGCTGCTTTTAGTGTCACTGACACTGGTGGTGACGGTAGCCTGACCTACTCTGCTGGTACTTTTACATACACTGGCCCTAGTGCTGCTGAGACACGTGCTCACTTCTCTGGCGGTACGGGTGTTAGTATTACTAATGGTACTGTTGCTATTGGTCAGGCTGTAGGCACTACATCAGATGTCACTTTTAACAACACTGTAGTTAATGGCAACTTAACAGTAAACGGGACTACTACCACCGTAAACACTGAGACACTCAACCTTGCAGATAACCAGATTGTTCTCAACTCTAATGAGACAGGCACACCTACACAGAATGGTGGCATTGAGATTGAGCGTGGTACAGCCGCTAACAAAACACTTATATGGAACGAAGCAGACGATAAGTGGACTGTAGGCAGTGAGACATTTGTAGCAAATACATTTGAAGGTGCTTTGGTAGGAGATGTTACAGGCAATACAAATGGCGTTCATACAGGTTCAGTCGTGGGTAATGTCACAGGTGATTTGGTAGGGAACGTAACAGGCACAGTATCGGGCGGTATTTCAGGTAATGCCGCTACAGCTACAGCACTAGAAACTTCCAGAACCATATCTCTTACAGGTGATGTCTCTGGTAGTGCCTCTTTTAACGGCACAGCTAACGCAACTATTACAGCTACTATTGCTGATGACAGTCACAACCATGTTATCTCTAATGTTGATGGCTTGCAGACAGCACTAAATAGTAAGTATGAAGCATCCACTCAGACAGAAGCTACTTGGGAAGCTGGTACTAGCACTACTGAAAGTCTCGTATCTCCAGCTAAAGTTAAGGCTGCTGTAGATGAGTTTTCACCTTTAGACGTGACCACGGGTACGGCTCCTTACTACGGTGCTAGGGCTTGGGTTAGCTTTAACGGCTATAACGGTAGTATTAACGCATCAGGCAATGTTAGTTCGGTAACAAGAAACGGCCCGGGTGATTACACTATTAACTTCACTACAGCTATGCCTGATACTAACTATTCAGTACACTGTCTGCCTACCAGACACAGAACAGATAGACCGCATTGGGTTTATCATTGTCAACCTAACTCAACAGGTGATATTACAACTACATCTGTAAGGGTCAAAGGCGGTTATGTTTCTGGTACAAATGATGGTAACTACAACACAGTGCTTGACTTCCCTCAGGTTTCACTAGTTATATTCAGGTAGAGTAATATGACATCTATATCCTTGACACCAGACGAGCTAGAAGCTATGCTAGACAGGGCTGCAAGACGTGGAGCTAAGCAGGCTTTGTCAGCTATAGGTTTGCATGATACTAATGCTGCCAAAGACATCAACGAAATGCGAGACCTATTAGAAGTGTGGCGTGATACACGTAAAGGTATCTGGAGTACATTTGTAAAGGTAACAACAATCGCAATTATAACATTCATAGCTGGTGCAGTATGGATGCAGTTAGGGAATAAGTAATTATGGCTAAGAAGTTTGCAGGGTTCACACCAGAACAGATGGGTAAGATTATACCTGAAATGCAGGGTATGCAGGCTGATGAACAAGCTGCTTACTTAGCGTCACAGCCTGGTGCTGCTGCTCGTGTCGGTAAGATGGCAGAGGTAGCGCAGAAGCGTATTGGTATGGCTTATGGTGGCATGGCTACTAAGAAAGGCTATGCAGTAGGCGGTTTTCAAAATAATCTAGATACCGCCAACATGGAGGATTTCCCCAAAATTGATCTACCGCCTGATACAAATGGCGCTGTTAATCCTCTTGACGCAACGAGAGAAGGGGTGTCCACAGCAAACACTGCCCTGCAGGATGCCATTAATGCACAACAAGCAGACCCTGAAAATGAAGAGTTAGTAAAAGCTGTTACAGATGCACAAACAAATGTAAACAATGCTAAACAAAAATACTCTCTTGCTTATTCTGATTATAAAACTACACAAGTTCCTACAAGCGCAGAGTTAAATGTAAAAGCTGCAACAGATCCAGGGTCGATGACCAAGAAAGCTGATGTAGCTACTATATCAGAAGAGGATAAGACTGCAGGAGAGATCGCTGCAGGTACAGGAGACGTAGCTGCTACTACAGATATGGTAGTAGATACTGCAGAAACTGCAGCAGATGTTACGACACCCACTAAGACAGATGCAGTTACCTATGAGCCTCTTTCTGTAGAATCTACAACAAAAGATGTACTGGATCGTTTAGAGGCTGCTACAGGTAAACCTAGCGCAGAAGCTTTAGTTGATGCGCAATCTATGTCACCAGATAAGCTTGCTCAGCTTGGTATTTCCGCTGCTCAGCTATCAGAAGCACGTAGGGTGCAGCCTGTAGATGCTCGTACTCTGCAGGAAGGGGAGATGATTGAAGGCTCTACTGTTGACATGGAGCGTGTCAAGACAGAGACTAACTTCGCCGCTGCTACAGGTGCTCCTTCTACAGATGCTACAGTACAGGGTCAGCTTACGGGCTTGATGGAGCAGTTTGAGGGTAGTGAACCTCCTGCATGGGCTGCTGGTGCTATGAGGGCTGCAGCTGCACAGATGGCTGCACGTGGGTTGTCTGCTTCTTCTATGGCTGGTCAGGCTGCTATTCAAGCCGCCATGGAATCAGCAATGCCTATCGCTGTACAGGATGCGCAGACTTCTGCTACATTTGAGTTAACTAACCTAAGTAATAAACAACAAGCTGCTATGTTTGCTGCTGAGAAACGTGCTGAGTTTTTAGGGCTAGAGTTTAACCAAAACTTCCAGGCTCGTGTAGCTAACGCTTCTAAGATCTCAGAGATTGCTAACATGAACTTCACTGCTGAACAGCAGGTTGCTCTTGAGAATGCTCGTATGGCACAGTCTGTAGACTTAGCTAACCTTAGTGCTGCTAATGCTAAAGTAATGGCTGATGCAGCTGCCATGACACAGTTAGATCTTACTAACCTAAACAACCGTCAGCAGGCGCAGGTACAAAACGCTAAGTCTTTCTTAGATATGGACATGGTTAACTTGTCTAATGAGCAACAGGCTACCATGTTTAAATCACAGAGTTTGGTTAATGCCTTGCTATCAGACCAAGCTGCTGAGAATGCTTCTAAGCAATTTAATGCTTCTAGTGAGAACCAGACTAATCAGTTCTTTACTAATCTAGCATCTCAGGTGTCTATGTTTAATAATGAGCAAAAGAATGCCATGAACCAGTTTAACTCTGGTCAAACAAATGCAGTAAATCAGTTTAATGTAAGTCAGAGAGCGGCACGAGATCAGTTTAATGCAAACAACCAGCTTATCGTAGCGCAAGCTAATGCTGCATGGTCTCAGGCAACTACTACAGCAGAAACAGCAGCGCAGAACGAAGCAAACCGTGATGCAGCAATCGCTGAAAATCAGTACACAATGACTGCATACAACAATGTAATCCAAGAAGAGCGTGATATGATTAGTTATGCTTTTAGTGCCGCTGAGAGTACTGCAGATCGTCAGGTTAGGTTGCAGGTTGCAGCTATTCAAGCTGAAACAGCTGCATCGCAAATTCAAGCTCAGATTGATACAGCAGCAGGCGCAGGTTCAGGTAAGCTACTTGCTATGTTTGCAGACAAAGCTCTGGACTGGGCATTTGGTTAAAACAGCGTTAACAGTAGGTATAATTACAATGGGTCTTTTATCACAATCACAGACAGATAACATCGTTACCATGATGTCTCGCATTAAGGAACGTGCTCTTTCTGCACAAAAACCCTCTACAGGGGATGATAGTACTAGTAAGCGTAAGGGTTTATTTGATAAGCCAACAGCAGCTGCTCCTACAACAGATGACTTTGTAGCAAACACTATTAGAAGCCTTCGCCAGAAAGCTGACATTGCTATGGAAGAACAGCCAGAGATCTATCTATCAAAGTATGATGTATCTGCTTTAACTCCAGAGGAGCCTGTGCGGCCTAAAGCTAGACCTGAAGAGCTTACAATCCCAGAGACTACACAAACAAATAGCGACATTGAGGAAGCAATAGTAGAGGCTTCAGGTTCTGAGGGTCTCATGTCTAAAAGTGCCAATATGATGGCTAGACCAGAGAACCTAGATATACCAGAGTATAAGGTGTACAAAAGCCCTAAAGAGATGTCTAAGCTAGAGATCTTAGCTCGTACCATTGAAGCAGAAGCAGCACAAGAGGGTTATGAAGGTATGATTGCGGTAGGCTCTGTAATAGCTAACCGTGCTGCAGCTGGTAAATATGGTGATGATATAGAGGGTGTAATTCTAAAGAAAGGCCAGTTCTCTCCGTGGAACTCGTGGACAGGACACGCTAAAGGCAAACAAGGTAAAAATATGATGGCTCTTAAACCTAGCGCAAAAGCCTATAAAGCTGCAGGTGATATTCTTACTGGAGATTATACAGACCCTACAGACGGCGCTACTCATTATGTAAACACAGCTGTTAATCAACCTGATTGGCTACCTGATATGAAGTCTCGTAAACGTGGCACCCTTCAGATAGGAAGTCACCTGTTTGGTAATGCAGATGATGACAATAGATATGATGGTAAGAACTGGATTAAGCCGAAACCAAAGGCACGTCCCTAATGTTTGGTTTACCTCTAGAGCTTATCACTATGCTATTCTCCACTGTACTGGGTGGGGTTATGTCTATGATAGGGCAGAACGCTAAGAACAAAGCCAAGCAACAAGAGATGATGATTGGTGGTATGCAGCAGGCCAGAGAGCACGGCAAGACAGATAAGCATTTTGCATGGACACGCAGGCTTATTGCTCTATCTGCAATCTTCTCAATTATAGTCTTGCCAAAAGCAGTGGCTGTGTGGTATCCTGAGGTAAGCGTTATTGTAGGCTACACAGAAGTAGAGGGCGGCCTGTTTAACTGGATCTTTGGCGGCGATGGCACAGTAAAGTGGCAGGCAGCTAGAGGCTTCGTAATCACCCCACTAGACACACACATCGTTTCAGCTATCGTAGGTCTCTACTTTGGCGCAGGTTTCACTAAGTAAGGTATTATCATGGCAAAGCCAACACTATTTGAGGGACCAATCCCCGGTCAGTCTTTAACTACGGAACCTAAGAACGTACCTTGGGAGCAACCGCCTAAGTATGCAGATCCTATGGATGCTCTTGAGATGTACATGGAACGTCTTGCTGATCCTGAATCTCAGGATGAGTTAATTGACATGCTGGACATAGGAATCCCCATTAGTATTGTCGTGGATACAATGCTTTCGGGTGGTGTTATGGATGGTCTGCATTCAGTAGACACTAAGCTACTACTAAAAGGTGTAATTGCTACACAGATCCAAACCATTGCAGAGGTTGTTGGCGTTGAATACAAACTCACTATGACAGACTATGTTAACATGGATGCTAAGAAAGAAGAGCGTATGCGTCAGAAGCTGGCAACTAAGCTAGAACTGGAGATCGCCAAAGGTGAAGCATCTGATCCTGGCGTACAAATGCAGCAAGACGTATTAGAGTCTATGCAATCTGATGAACCTATGGAAGAAGAGCCTGTAGAAATGGCGGAAGAAACTATGGAAGAGATGCCTGCCGCACCTGCAGGTCTCATGGCGAAGGAAGTTTAATTATGGCAAGTGCATTTCAGGCAGGTATGATTGGCGGCTTTGCCGATACGTTTGTACAAAAGATCCAAGACCGTACAGATAAAGCAGAAAAATACGAAGATATGATGATTGCTTCTGCCAAGGCTAATGCGCCTAAGTACGCAGAAACTACAGCTGCGTATAAAGCTACCGTGTCTCAGGCTCGACAACTAAAAGATTCTTTTGGTTTTACAGACTCTGAGATTGTAGCTATGGCTAGTAAGTACGATCTAAACGCAATTCACAAAACCCTCATGGAGCAGAAGATGGCTGCAGAGGCTAATGCAAGTGAATTAGGCTTTGATAAAAGTACTATACTTGGCTCTCTCAATATGGCATCTAGTGTAACTATGCCCAAAGGTATGACACTTGAGTCTGGCTTGAGAAACATCCTCTTTAATACAACTCAGAACCTTAACGCCAGCAATAACCCTAAGTCTGAAGTTAACAAGCGTGGCGCTTTTGGTAAAGCTATGGCTGACTTCTTAGCGTTAAACCCACGAGCCTCTGCAGAAGAGCAGCTTAAGAATATGCAGTATGCAGGCTTTAGCATGGATGAGTTACGTAACTTTAATGCTTCTGCAGGACGTGGTGATATATTCCCTGAGGTTACAGCTGGACCCCTAGCATTACCTGACCAAGACTATAAGTCATCTGATTTTGGTACTACACAGAATAATACTCGTAGGAGACTTGCTGCAAACTTTAAGGTATTAAATGATACCGAAACAGATATTGACGCTTCACTAGCTAAAAACTTTAAAAACCCAGCTGATGGCAACGTAATAGATGTATTCAAAGACATTGAGACTGCTTCAGAGTACCTTGCTTTTCTTGAGAGCAATATAGCCTTTAAGGGTTACGGGGCTGGCTTTGGTAACAAATTAAAACGTACAGGCGCTATGTCTAGGATGATTCGTTCTATCGACACTCCAGAGGAGTTAAAGGCTTTTGTAGCGGCGGAAAGAGATGGACGCTTTACAAAGCTTATTATTGAAACTGATGGTACGTTTACTGATACACAATTTGAAGCCGTACTAAATGGTGAGCCTATTCCAGGAGTAGAACCTGAAGAAGAGACATCTGTAGATGCAGCTAATACTGACCCTTTAACTGAAACATCTACTCCCGCTGCAGCTGCAGCCTCTGGACCTGCTCCTCTGACCTCAGATGCTGCTATTAATGCTAAGGTAGAAGAGCTTACTGGTGGTACTACTGGTGCCACTGATTTATCTGACATTGGCATGGATCGCCGTGAAGCGGCTTACGAAGATGACTCTGTACCTAGCTTGGATTTATCTGACATTGGCATGGACCGCCGTGAAGCTGCTTACGAGGATGATACAATCAAACCTCTTGTAAAAAGTATTGCTGCTGGTGCTGCTACAAGTGAGTGGATTGATTCTTTAGGCATCCAATTACCTTCTACTGAAGATCTTAATACATCTATAGTATCCAATCTTAAAACTACTAACTCCGCTGTAGCATCTGGGCTTGCTACTGCTGTAGACTTTCTTACAGGTTTTGTAGGGGGGACTCAGGAGACAAGGCTAAGCAGAGGCTTAAAGAATATATCTAAAAGCCAGGCAGATAGTGCCGCTAAAGTTGCAGCTATGGGGTTCACTAAGTACTTCACCAGTGACTTGCCCCCAGAAGAAGTAGTAAACGAAGTAGAAGATAACTTCGTAAAGTTGTTTACTACTGCAACTGATACCCCTGCTTACAAACAGCTAGAGGAATTGATACGGGAACGTATGGAGTATGCAGAAAAGAAAAAGGCAGAAGAGCCTAGCGCTGTAAACGAAGTGTTTACCCCGGAATTCCCTGGTGATGTACCTGAAGACCTGGAAAACGCTACGACATCAGAGATCTCTAAGGCTCTGAGTTATCTGACTGAACTGCCAGATGTGTTTCACCAGTCTCTGTTTGACACTCAGGATAAAATAAATACCTCTATAGCAGCCTTCTTTGAGGAATCCTTAGAGGAGCGTATTATGAAGAATGAAGGGCAGAGAAATAGGGTTGTAGCTTTACAAGCTCTTAAGGATAAGATCTCTGACCTACGTGAAAAGGCTGAAGTAGAGCAAACTGTAGAGCCTGAACCTTTAGTGACTAGGCCTAAGAAACCCCTTAAGCCTAAAGGTATGACAGCAAGCGATAAAGCTAGACTTCAGAGAGCACAGAAAGCTCGTGAATTAGGCAAAGACACTGGACTGCTGGAGATGCTAGTTGAGAAATATGGCATAGCGATAGTGCAAAAAGAAATGGGTTTGTGATATAGTACAGGAACACACCAATAACCTATCTATAAAACGCTAATCGGAGCAACCATGGACTATTATACAGCAGAAAACATGAAGGATAAAAAGGTATCCGATCTGAAAAACGATCCTGCCTTCCTTACAGATGCTTTAACTTTTTTAAAGAGTAAACGCAAGGGTTTTACGGACGAAGACATTCAAGATCTTTCAGCTGATGATGTCGTAGACGAAGTACTAGAACATTTTCGTATGAGTACAGCCAACGAAATTACTATGGCTAAAGATTACTACTACGTTAGTGATGATAAAGTAGATGAAAAAGAACGTCAGGCTTATGGGCGCTTGTTATTTACATTTGATAACTCAAAAGGAGAGGGTATGCTTGACCGTGGTGGTGAAGCTATCTTTGACTATGCTAAAGGTTTTCTTAGTGCCCCCTCTACGTATGCTTCTGTTGCTGCAGGCACTTTTACAGGTGGTGCTGGCGGGGCTGCTGTACAAGCGACTAAGCAAGGCGCTCTTATAGCCACACGTAAAGTGGCTAATAGACTAATAGGACGTGCTGCTTTTGCAGGTGCAGTGGATGGCAGTATTGCTGCAGGGTCTCAGCTTGGCCTAGAGCGCATCAAACAGACTGCAGGTAAAGAGATTGACGAAGAGTACGATGTCAACATGGGTAACGTTGCCTTAGCAGGGGCTATTGGTGGATCAGCTGGGGCTCTTGGTTATGCCATTCCTGCATTCAACCGTAATAGAGTATCTGGTAGGCTCGTAGAAACTTTAGATGAAGGCAGACAGGCTAATGTAGCTGCGCTGCAAGAGGCTAAGGCGGCTACGGAAGAGACCATCAAGAAGGCGCTGTCTACGGCTGAAGGCAAGAAGCGTATGACCTTTACTACTGATAGGCTGCTTAAGGCTATTGACCCTGCACTTGTAAAAGAGGGTATGGAAGCCAAGCACGACATCCTTAGTGATACACTTCCTGATGGTCTAATCGGTGGATTGGATCGTGATACTATACGGAGACTTACAGCCGCTTCTTTTGATCTTACTAAGAGTCTAGGCATTAAACCAGAGTCAGGTCAGCGTATAACAGAAGTACTTGCTAAGACTATAGGTGAAGACGGTAGTAGCGATGCTTTTGAAGAAATAGCTAAAAAGTATAACTTAAGTAACAGACAGCTATCCGCTGTATATGCTGCAGAGGTATCAGAAGCGGCTAAGATCTTGGCTGACCAATCTAAGCTTGTTCGTAAAGGCGGTGCTAAGCTTGTAGGTGCTGTCGATGGTAAGAAGTTTGCGGATGACATAGAGCGTTTGTATAATGCAGGTATGTCTAGTGTTGATCCTTCTGAAGCTAAACGTGCACTAGACTCTGGTTCTGAAGCAGGACATGGCATTGCAGGTAGGGCTTGGCGTGGCTTTAAAGAGATTGAATCTGCTAGACGTGCTTTGATGACTTCTCAGGTTGCTACAACTATGCGAAACAATATCTTTGGTGGAGCTATGACAGGCATTGATATGCTGGATCAAGTGAACACAGGTATCGGTCAGATGTTAAGAGGGCGTTTTTCTCAGGGTATCTCTACTATGAAAGGCACCTTAGACACCTTTAAATATCTTACTAAAGACAACGTTGTAGCAGAAGCACTCATTAAGACATTGCAACAAGACGCACCTGAAACACTGTCTCGTGTATTTCAAGATGCTGCCATGGCTGAGAGCGCTCTTGTGTCAAACTCATGGCTTGCTAGAACAGGTAAAGCTTTTAACACGCTTAACACTATCTCTGACCACACATTTAAGAAAGCTGTTATTGCAAGTAACTTAGATAGGCAATTTAAAGCTAAAGGCAGTAGCCTTATGGAGGAGATGAAAGCAGGGCGCTTAGGTAACATATCAAATGAAATGCTCAATGATGCTTTAGATGAGAGCTTGGCTTTCACCTTTCAACGTAAATTTGGTGGTAAAGGTTCTTCTGCAGAGAGCAAGGCAACTAAGGAGCTTGTAGATCTCATTAACAAGTCAGGCCTCACCGTACTGATACCGTTCCCTCGTTATATGGCATCACAGGCTAAGTTTATTAGTGACTATACAGGTCTTACTCTCATTAGGCGCTTGGCGACAGGCCGATCTATAGCAGATGAAGAGTTTGGCAAGGCTATGACTGGGGCTGCAGCATTTGGTGCTTTATATCAAGTACAGAAGGATAACATTGCTAATAATCTTGAGTGGTTCCATGCACAGACTGATGATGGTCAAACCTATAATGCTCAGGCCGCTCTTGGCCCTGGTGCATTCCATGCGTATACAGCTAACCTAGCTGCACGTGTCATGGCGGGACAAGAAGTTAAAAGTAATGCAGAGATCAAAAAAGACATTGCTAAGATCGCGGTTGGTACAGAGTTTCGTCCATCAGGGACAGCAGTAGACAAGGTTATACGTGCAGTTGAATCTGGTGATACTAAACCTCTGTGGGACTTAGTAGGTAATTATTTTAGTGCCTTTACTTATCCAGCAGCTGTAGTTAAGGACTTCTACGGACAATTTGACCCTCGTTCTTCTTACTTTCCTGAAACAAGAGATGCTACTGTGAGTATGCTTAACTTAGGTTTGTTTGAGATGCCTATGTCTTCTTTTCAGAGAGTAACTAGACAGCTTCCAGATTTTAATGCACGAACCATTGCCAACACTCTTAAAGAGATGTCTGGTATTGATATTGACCCTAAGAAAGCGGAAGGCTTACTTAAGTTCTTTAACACCTCCACAAAGGCTGTCTTTCAGACACAGTTTAAGGGTAATGAAGACGAGGGTTATGACGCTGTTCGTATGGACATCTTTGGTGAAGGCCCATTACGTATAACTAACCCAATGATTAAACAGGTCATTGGTCTTGTGGGTGAGCCTCGTATGAACCCTTTAAAGCAAGAGTTTGTACGTTTGCAGATTGACCCTTTTACCGTGTACAACCCTTATCGTGAGAAGAACCCTGTGGTTGCTGTGTTGACAGAGCAGTTACTACAAGGACACTTGTATGACAACATGATGAAGGTGATTGAATCTCCTATGTATAAAAATGCTACGCCTGCACAACAGAAACAGCTTCTGGTTGGTGGCAACGAAACGACAGATTCTTTAGAAGGGTTCAGTGGCATTAAGGATTATATTGCTGCAGAACGTAAGTATGCTAAAGAGTTGCTACAACAAATGGCAACAGATGAGAAGTACACAGGGGATTATTTTAACTGGACAAGAGGCAGACTAAAGGCACTGTCTAGTAATGATCGAAAAGCAAGAGATGTTATGTTTGCAGTCTTTGCAGAAGGTACTCGCTGGGAAGGTAAAACCCTAGAGGAGCATATTGAGGAAACAAATGCTATACCTGATGAAGAGATGAACCGTGATGAAAAGGATATTAGAATTACTGGTTTAATAAATTACTATCTTAAACTGTAACGAGAGAGGGGAGCCACTAAGCTCCCCTTTTCTTTATTGTACTCCGTGTTTCTTAACACAGTGTCTTGCCCATAGTACCGTAGCTATCAGATGCTCTAGTGCTTTGTTCCTCTCGTCACTCTGCCATAGATTACTCTTGATATGCTTCTCTAATGCTTCCGCATGTTGGGCTAACTCATCATAGAACTTGATACGTGTACCTTCTACGTGTGCTTTCGCTTCTTGTTCTAACTTCATTTAGATGCTTCTTTCTGACTCAAACGTGTATAGGCTCTTTATGATAGTAGCCTTTGTTTCTTCACACACAGAGGCACGCTTACTCAGGTTCTCCTCTGCAGGTATAATCTGTAAGTTACCACTCCAATGAGGCCCACCATCTGCTATAGGCCACATATGATCTACGTGGTGTTGTACTCCTGTGGCTTCACTTATGATGTTACGCAGTTTGTATATTTCTACTAAGCGTTTCTTCTCATGAGGGCAGTCACGTAGGTGTACGGGTATTTGTTTACGCTTTAAGGCTCTGCGTCTTGCATTGAAAGATGCCATCTTTTCTCTATTGGCCTCTCTATAAGCTTTTATCTTTTCCTTGTTGGCCTTTCTGTAAGCCTTCTTCTTTTCTTTATTAGCTTTCTGATAAGCTTTCATATAAGCTAATTTCTTTTCCTTATTAGCTTCGTAGTAAGCTTTCATAGAAGCTTTACTCTTTTCCTTATTAGCTTCGTAGTAAGCTTTTTGATAAGCTGCCTTCTCTTCTTTACACTTATAAGGCATCACAGACCTTCCTTCATAAACACCTTCACCCACTCAGCACAGATACCACTACGCACAATGTCATCAACGCCAAACTCTACTACAGGAACATCAAGCATATACTTCTTAGCAAGATGAATGATCTTAGCTAGACCAGACGTACCCTTTAAGTCAGACTGCTGGATGTCACCATTGAGTACAATAGTACTGCCTTCACCCACACGAGTCAACAGCATCTTGATCTCTGACACATCTATGTTCTGCGCTTCATCAACGATAATGAAAGCATCATCAAAGCTACGCCCACGCATCAACGCTAGTGTAGCTACTTCAATGTTACCGTTCTTAAGTCCTGTATCAACAGCACCACGCCCCAAGTGTTTCACCAGTACGTCAAGCACAGGCAACGCCCACGGTTGTGCCTTCTCTTCTAGTGTACCTGGCAGGAACCCAATGTCTTTACCTACAGCTACGTGAGGGCGTGTGATTACAATCTTGTCAATCTCTTTGAGTGTGTACAAGTCTGCTGCACATGTAGCCGTAACGTAAGTCTTACCAGTACCAGCAGGGCCAAGTATAAGCACCTGCTTGCTGTTAGTGATAGCGTCAATGAGCTTACCTTGGTTCTCTGTCTTAGGTAGAATACCAGAGGTAGGCTTAGCAGCAGCACCCTTGTAGTTTGTCTTGCGCCGTGTACGTGTTGGTTTAGCTAAGGGTTCAATGTTGTTCATAGTGAGCCTTTAAGTAGTTAATTGCTTTTTCTAGGCCTTCTACTGTATCTCCCAAACTGCCTATGCCTGTATTACAAGCTCTACAAAGCCAGCCCCTGAAAGCGTGAGTAATGTGATCGTGATCCATATGAGCACTAGACGGTTTTGTTACAGATCCACAGCACTTACAATTAAAGTCATGAACAGGTTTAGGTGGCGCATTCTTTTGGGCAAGCTTTCTACTTTCTGTATAGGCTTTACTGCAGCTGTTGCAATAGCGAAGAACTCCTGTGTATTTAGGAGCGTGTTTCTTTCTAGGCTGTGTTTCCCAGATAACTGCTGCTTCTCTAAATTGTGAGTAAGGTTTATCGGTATTACACTTTCGGCAAAGCATAGTGCCAGATTCAACGGACTCTTCTGCTGCTTCTGGAAATAGATCTAACTGCATTACGCATCCTTTCATGTAGCCCGAACATAATTTATGTTTATTACGTATCTAGCCTTTTGATCTGTTGTTGTAGAGCCTGTATGGTATTCCTCTGAGTTAAACGTAACCAGCCTGTTAGCTACAGATTTAATCTTCTCATTAGTACTCTTTAATAAAGTATAGCCGTTGTTTGTGTTAAGATAAAAGACAGCTGTATTAGCTTTTACGTCCTCAGGCCAGCCTCTAAGATCTTGGTGCATCCCATGTTCATGTATAGTATCTCCTGCATAAGGATTACAGTTTATCTTACATGTTAAGATAGAGGAAGCATTCATCGCCCCGAATAGAGGTTTTAGTAATGAGAAGTAGTTGCTCTCCATTGTATCCCTACGATATACAGGATGAAAAAACTGATAGTTCAGCAGTGTATCTTTCTCCTCCATAGTAACAGCAGGAGTGAAGCACCAAGGAAACGTACTTCCCATAATTATATCTGCTATCATATAAAAGGTATCGTCAGGTAATAGATTGTCTTCTATACTAACAGTCATTAAACATTCTCCGGTACATCCGCACAAATATAAACTATCCTTGACTGACGTAGTGTCTTAGGTGGTAGTTCATCTATGAGCATATTCATTACATCTATAGCAGTATCTTCACACTCTGAGTAAGAGCGATACAGATCAGGAGAAGCCCTAACTATAGGCTCCTCCCCTGCCAAGAAAGCAATCATAACTAAAGTAAACATTATTTCTGTACCGTATCTGACTCTTCGCCAGACATAATCTCTGTTACTTTAGGTTCTACATAATCGTATGCTTTACCTGCTACGTCTGTAGTTACTTCTACTGCTGCTACAGCAAAGAAGAACATTACAAAAAACTCAACCATCTAAACGTTCCTTTAGTTCTGTGTAGCCACCAACATGGCGGCCTTCGTTATCCCAAATTTGGGGTACAGTAGTCATACCCGCTTCTTTCATGAGTGTCAATAGCCACTTACTGCTAGGGGAACTTAGAGAATAGGCCGTGAAGCCTACCCTCTTTTCTCGTAGCAGGTGCTTTGCTTTAGTGCAAAACTTACAGTTATCTGTTCCTACCACTGTATAGCTCATACTAGATCCACGATCTCACAGCTGTCACCAGAGCAGGCCATAGTCTGCATGGATACTGTGTTATCTTCATTCTCGTAGTCGTTAAGCTCTTCCCAGTCAATGCTGTCTGGCATAAGTGCAAGCATCTCTTGATACTCTTCCTTAGTGCAGTCCTGATAAGGTGCTTGCTGGTAAGTATGATCTGAATGTGGCAGGAATGATACACCTGACATCTCATCAAAGTGTTCGTACACAAACGCTCCCACAGACATCCACTCAGAATCCCGAACTGAGATAGTTACACTTGGCTTATGTTCACACCAGTGTCGCTGATAGCTGAGCCACAACTCAAGCTGCTCTACAGCAGTCATATCATTACGTGTGACAGCCTGCTCAGGAGACTTAACAGGGAAGCTAAACACTACAGTAGAGTCAGGCTTCATGACGCAAGGCTCATTAGGAATACCTTGGTCAATCATAAACTGCGTCAAAGGGTCTTTGCTGTCACCACGCACAGTGCGAATATAATAGGGGCTGTGACGAGCATGAATACCAGAAGCAGAGTCAACCAGCTGTGATACCGTACCGGAAGGTTTAACGCAGCTGATACTAGCAGAAGCAGGGATGCCAAGCAACTCAGCCCACTCAGCGTTAGTAGCCACAGCAATGGATCGTAAATGCTCAAGGGTCTTCTCCAGTCCTTTGTTCTGGTTTGTCATAAGAGGGTTGTCCATGATGCCTGTCATAGACACACCAAGCAAGCGCTCTTCTGCTGTGTTGTTCTGCCAGATCTTACGCAGATATGGGAACTTAATCATGGTAGACTGGATCGTACCTAAGATGGTAGCCAGCTTAACCTTACGCTCAAGATCCTCAATGGTATCAGTCGCACGTACTACGCACTCCGTTAGGTTGCAAAACTGATATGGGCGTAAAATGATTTCAGAACAAGGGTTTGTACCAAACTCATGGTTAGGATCACGCCGCCCAAACTTAGCTGCTTGCTTCTTGGATGCCTCACGATTGAAGATACCACGCTCACCTGACTTAGACTCAACCAGGGCAAGCCACTCACGCATGAATGTTTCCATGTCTGGCTTCTCAGTGTACGATACAGAGTTGTTAGCCAAGGCACGATGCCCAGCTGTCTCCCACCACTGTCCTGACTTAGCGTGACGCATACGGTCATCACTCAGGTTAGACAGAGAGATCATAGCTGAGCGGCGCACACCACCTACAACAACGATCTGACCAATGAAGCACATCAGGTCATGACATTCCATAGAGCTAAGCTTGCGTCCTTGTGCCGCCTTGAAGGTAGACACAGCAAAGTTAAATAGTTCTACGAGTGGCGCTGGGCCTGACGCTCTACCGCCAAATGTTTTAAGTCTTGCACCAGCAGGACGTACACGAGAGACATCCCACTTAGGAATCTCACCAGCCCACAGGAGTGCAAGAACTTGACGGAACCCCTTAGCCCAGCCTTCCTTACTGTCCTTAACGACAACGATAGACTCACTCTCGAACAGCTCAGGCACTTCTGGGAGCTTGCTGATAAACTGGCGCTCGACACTGAACCCGACACCAGTGCCGCAGAGGAGGATGTACATAGCCTCATCGAAGGACTTAGGGTCATCTACGGGTAGGTAGCTACAGTTGTAGCCTGCAGTGTTGTCACGATCAAGCGCTGGCCCAGCTGTCATCATAGCTCTCATAGAAGGCATGATCTCTTGACCTAAGATAGCCTGCTCAATGTCGTTGATGTAAGAGTTATCACCTGTCACACGGCGCACTACGTTATCCATGTAGCGGCTTACTGTCTTACCCCAGGACTCACGGCCTTCGCCGTCAAAGTACTTGGCGTAGCGTGACTTGTGAATGAATGCTTGATAGTCGGTTGGTAGTTGATTGCTCATTTTAGTTCCTTATTTTATACTATTATACGTCTTGATCTTGTTTAACACCACACGCCTTAGTCCACTATTCGCAAACTTGTCGTACAGCTTTACTAGTGGAGTAGCTCTACCCTTCCTTGGATAACTAAGCGATACCTTACAGAGCTTTTCTACGTCATTGGGAAAGATCACCTTAACTAATTTAACGGGCTTATCAAACCCAACATACATCAGAGGTTGACCTTCCTTTATATGTAGCTCACCTCCTATAAGAGTAGAGGCTGGTCCCGTTGGCCTTAGCCATTTACCTATATCAAATTCCCCTACAACCCCTTGTATGTTAGTCCTCTCAAGAAACGGCGGGTAGATCGTCATCTTCACAGACATGTCAGAAAAGAACATGAACTCACCTTTGTGCCACTGTGCATAAACTTTGCTCTCTTCGCTTATAGCGTCCTTTTGTACAGAGTAATCATAGGCAGACTTAATTACCAACTTGTTTTTAGCCCAACTTAGAAAGGATGGACACCTAAAGAAAGCCTCTTCTTCCACAGGCATCTTAGATTTAAAGTCTGTTAATAAGTCTGAAATCTCTGTATGTACGGAGAGCGGTGAGTCTTCCCACCCTCCGTAATATACGGTTGGCTTTCTCATCGGTTGTCACCTGATCCTTTAATAACGCCACGTCTTGCACGGCTGTTTAGTTTATCCATATTAGTTTGTAGTACCTCTGTGAGGTCACTGTTAAAGTAGTTAGCAAGGGCTGTAACATAGAACACAACGTCACCTAGCTCCTTGATAATGTCATCAGATGAGACCTTTGTGTTGTCACGCAGTAGCTTCTTGATCTTCTCAGCCACCTCGCCTGCTTCACCTACTAAGCCTAGTGTATTCTCCACTAAGCGGGTCTCACCTTCTGTTACAATCTTACCCTCTACCCAGTAGGAATAATCCTGTGTGTTAATATCTGCCATAGCAGCAAACGCATCTATATCTTCTTGTGTAATCATTGTCTCTCCTTGACGTTTAAGTTCTCAATCTCCACATCATCTACATCATAGATAACATCTGTAATCAAGTCATGAATGTCTTGCTCATGACTGTCTTCGTAGGATGATAGTATGTTATTATTCTTATCAACCTTCATAACAAAAGTAACACTAAACTTCTTCATGCGCTTCCCTGTGTCTTAGACCAGCGTGTAAGTGTAACTACATTATCCTCTACTTCATACGCTGTAGCTTCTGCTTGCTCTTGTTCTGCTTCTGCATACTGATCGGGAAACATCTCTTGAATAATGCCCTGCCTTAGATCTGCAAAGTCTTCCCAAGCATCAGGGTAAAGCTCTAAGAACTTCTGTGCAGCAGACATAGTGAGTGCCTCATCAAGAGCAGCCCTCATGCCATCCTCTGAACCAGCCGAACCAAAGACCATGCCAGTCTTGATACTGCCCGTCCACTCACCGTCCTCAACGACAGGAGATAGTACAATAGCGATGTCACCAGGTTTAATCTCATAAGCCATTACTCTCTCCTCTTAACTTTTACACGCTGCTCTTTCATACGCTTACCTTTTTCTTTGAGCCACTCTTCTGGTATCACACGATTAGCCCAGAGGAAACCCTTTTGATCGCACCAATCGCAGTACCTACTCTTAGCTCCTTTGTAAAGCCTTGAATTAGCATTACTAAATACAAAACGAATATCTAGTGTAGGATGCTGACGCTGTATCTCTATATGCTTACGTCTATCTGCAGCAGAAAACAACCCCTTCAGCTCAATTATTATGCCGTTGTCTAGCTCAAAGTCTGGTGTGTATGTACGGTACTTTAGATCCTCCCACTCTATCTTTAGCTTTTCATAGGCTACAATCTTCTGCCTATCCTTGAGGTATGCAGCGGCCTCAACTTCAAGGCCACTGCGATACGTTTTAGAGTTATGCCTCCGGTTCGTCTTCGGCATCTTTACCTTCTTCTACAATCTGAGATGCTAGTACATTAGTCATACCCTCTAGTGCTTTGAATTGAACTTCTAAGCGCTTCATCTGATCTGTTGCAAGCATCACCTCATTGTAAAGCTTTGTCTGATTCTCATTGAAGTCTTCTGTGTAGTAGTCGGTGTCGTTGATAGTTAGTTTAGGCATTCAGATATTCCTCTGCTATGAATGTGTAGTCCACAAGTTGTGGGTTCTTAGATTTACTAGGGATGCTTGTGCGTGTCTCAAAGTTGTCATGACACTTATGTTTAAAGCTACAGAACTTACAGTCATCAGGTAGCACCCAGTTACCTGTCTTCTTACGGTAGAATGATTCCTCTACTGGCTCAAAGCAACGCTCAAAGGGTTCATCGTTGTCGATGTAATCTACAGTAGCCTGGATGTCAGCCAATACTGCTTCCTTGTCTACGTCTTCAGAGGCGTCTACATACTTGAATTGACCATTTGCTTTGTTGACTACCCACCAGCCACCTACATCCTTTCCAGCGGCCTCTGCGTAGCCCACAAGCTGTGCCACGTAGCCAAAGCCGTCCTTGTAGGCTAGTGAACCAAAGGATGCAAACTTGTTATCGTAAGACCAAGGTGAGGCAGACTTAACATCGTCAATGCGTCCATCCATCTCCATATCATACTCACCCTTGATCTCCTGACCATGAGGTAACTTGAGAGTAACACGCTTGTTATCCTCAAACTCTATGCCTGCTGAACGTAGGATACCCTTAAACACAGCCTCGACTATATCGCCAAGGATCATGTTCATCAGGAAGTGTGGAGGGAATGGTGTCTTGTCTTCTGGGTCATTCTTGTCAAACCATAGCTGACACTTAGGCCTACCGATATTAGACATCCGTAAGCGAAAATCATCACGAGGACCACCTGAGAATTGCTTGTACAAAGCAGCCTCAACATCGGAGGCGACTTGTTTAGCCACCTCCTCTGTCATAGTAGTCTCACCAGCCATAGCCTTCTGCAAGAAAGAGAAAACAGCTATCTCTGCAGGATGAGTCATTAGTATGGTGCCTCTTCTACATCAATAATAGAACCTACAAGTGCTGCATCTTCCTTGCTCATACTTGTATTGGAACGCTCAACGTGTAGATCCATGATCTTACCATTTGAGTAGCTGACATAATCCAAGAAGTCTGAAGCTACTTTCCTCATAGCTGCAGTGTCTTCGTCTGACTCCTGTACAATCTCTCCTACAGAAGAAGTAACGTAGCCATAGGTAGCACCTGTAGGAATTGAACCCTCTGCACCACTAAGGATAACCTTAGCCATGTGAGTTTTGACGTTCTTACGTTCAATAGCTTTTTCAGTAGCTGCAAGGCTCTTGAGGCTATCGTTATTTTTAACATCCATAACGAATGGAATATCAACATACTCACCAGCGGTAGGTTGTCCTGCATCATCAAGAGGAGCCTTAACTGTAAGTGTACCCATGAAGATCTTCACACGTTTAGCTGAGCGAATAATCTCCTTAGTAGCTTCAGGTAGTGCGTTCCAATCCTCAATGTAACCAGAGGGACGGCCTAAGTTAAAGCCACCAGTGCTATCCTTTAAGTCGCTGTAAGTAGAACGACTCATAACGGACTTCTCCATCTCACTAGTGGAAGTGTTCCACCGCTGAAACTGAAAGCGATGCGTGATTATACGAACCTCTACGCTTTCTGCATAGAAGACATCATCACCAAGTGTGATCTTGAAAGACCCAACAGGTAAAACGTCTGTCTTGATCTTCTTACCGCCAAGCTCAATCTCGCCTTTAATGGCTGTACTCAACACACTAACACGAGCCAGAGAAGATCGTGATTGTGTCTGTTGTTTAGGTTCACCAATCAGCTCTGCTAATGGGTCTAATGAACCTGTTGTTGCTAGTTCTGTACTCATCTGTATATCCTTTACTACAGTCAAAAAGAGTCTTAGTTATACCTCATACATCTCTTACGTCAAGCCAATTCGGCCCGATTTTAGATTCTAATAATAGAGGCACATTCATTTTTACGTTATAGGCTTTCTCAATTAAGTCTGTCAAGCCCTCATTCATGTCTTCTATAATACTTAATACTGTCTCCTTCTCCTCTGGATGAATGTCTATAACCGTTGAGTCGTGAACAGTATTCACTAAGCAAGATTGTAGCCCCTTCAACCGCTCCTCCAGTTCAATTAGCACAACAGGAACAACATCACCAGTAGCAAAGCCCTGCACTGGGTAGTTCTTAATCATGGTGAAGTGCGATACACCACCACGAGAGTTGCGCTTAACATCAGGGAATGCGTACTGCCGCCCTGACACATTAGTAATCTTGTTAAACCGTACAGCTTCATCAGCTAAGTTCTTGTGCCAGTTAGCTACACCCTGATACTTCTCCGTGAAGTGAATGTAATAAGCTTCCTCTGCCTTAGATCTGCCATAACCTGTAGCCCCAAAGAGAGGTGCGAAGGTATGAGCCTTGGCTTCCTGACGTGACGTAGGCTGTCCTGCATCAGAGATAACCTGTGCAGTATAGCTGTGTACGTCAAAGCCTGTAGCAATCTCTCCCATAGCAACTTCATCCTGAGCCAGGTATGCAGCCGTTCTAAATTCAAGCTGAGCAAAGTCAGCCTCACAGATGTAGCCGCCATCCCAGCGAGACACAAACACTTTCTTTACGGGAAACGTCCCGCCTCTTGGCATGTTTTGCATGTTGGGATTTCTTCCACTAAAACGTCCTGTTGCAGTAATGTGTTGGGTGAGTCCCACATGCAGGAAACCGTCTGATTTGGTGAAGGTGTCGATACCTTCCACAAAACTAGAGAGGTAGCTACTAACAGCAGAAAGACGCTTAAGGTCAGTAAGAAACTCAACAGCAGCATCCATGTTGTTCGTTTTAGCAGTTCCCACAAGTACATCTAAGTTATCCTTTCCTGTGCTAAACCCATCAGCACTAACCCACTTCTTGCTAGGTGCACCAAAGCCTAGACCTGCCATATGGTTTAGTTCCTTCAAGCCATAGCCACGAGCGTCACAATCCCTGCACTTGTTAGGTTTAGCAAACTTAGTGCCATCCTTCTTTGTCTTGTACGTCTTACCTGTACCCGTGCATGTAGGACAGGTGAAAGCTTTTGTACGTTTTATGATAGTACTGTTAGCTTCTACAGCCTGCTTAAACTCTTTAGGGTTGTTCACGTAATCAAACAGCTCCACCCACTCTTTCTTGTTGTTCATCCTGCGAGAGAATACAACCTGAGACATCTGCTCCCGTGACTTGAGATTGATAGGTGTGTCACCCATGATCTCACGCACCTTATGCTGTAGTCGATCCTCAATGTCTGCCTTCTCACGTTCAAACTGTAAGCGTACATCATCTAAGGCTGTACGATCCACCCTGATTCCTGACATGTACATTCGGGTAAGGGTTTGACAGGTTCTGAAGGTAACGTCTCTAACGGTGTGTAGACTGGCTGAATCGGGTTCACCGTAGTCTGCCTGGATGCTGTGGAACAACTCACGAGTTGTGTCGAGATCGCACCTAAGATAAAAGCAAAGCTCACTGAGAGGAATTTCATTTGTATTATACCCTTCCTTAAAGTAACGCTTGAGGGTGTCATCCTTCTGAGCGTTAAGGTTGCGTCTCTCTGCACATGCCTCTAAGCTTAATGGATCTTTCTGACCACGCAGTAGGATATACTCTGCAAGCATGGTGTCATAGATAGGCCCGTCATACTTAAAGCCACATTCCCATAGCCACATCAGATCGTGCTGCGCATTGTGCATGATGAGAAGAGTAGTCATGTCTAAGATTTGTTGAATTAGCTTACGCCCAGCACCACTAGTGTCTTTCTTCTCAACGTGATCTAATGTTACAATATGTAACTCTTCGTGATTATCTGCGTTCTGCATACCGACTTGCACAAGGAAGTTACCCTCCTCATATGGGTCTAGGTGTAGCTTATCCCTACGCCTGTTTGTTGTGTTCTCAACGTCTAGTACAAGTCTCATCTCTCTCTCCTCTAGGCTTGATATAGTGATCTCGCCCCGTCTAACTCACAGTGTACTACACCGTGCCAACCACCCTTAAGCTTATTCTTAGCTATATTCAAGTGCCGTTGTGTATCTTCTTCATCAGCACCCTCAACAATGGGGTTCTTAGAGATCAGAACCATAAGGTCTGCCTCTGCTGCTTTACCTGTCTTACTGCCTTCCATCATGGATTGGTCTACATATACCTTGCCCTCTGCTACAGCACTCAGCTGTGACATCCATACAACACAACAGTTGTATTGCTTAGCGATGTTACGAGCATAGATAGCCGCATCTTTTAGGTACACATCGGACTTATCACTTGTCTTGCTGGCGAACTTGTCACCCATGTCCAGGATCAGTACGTCTGGCTTCTCTTGTTTGACCAGAGACTCAACCCACTGCATATCCTTGTTGGTGCTGTCCTTGATGCGGATGTTCTTCCTAACAGGTTCATAGCGGCTACGAGCGAGGGCTACGTTAGCCTTAACCTCATCCATGGACATGTTAGAGGCTGCGCTCAAGTAACGTGCTCCTACACGCTCATATGCTTCCTCATTACATAGCACCACACACTTAGCACCTTGGTGCGCCCAGCCCTCTGGTCCAGCAATGAGAGAGGCATGGAAGGATGTCTTACCTGTGTTAGGACGTGCGCCTACCAACAGTAAGTGACCACCACTGACACCCTCTACCTTGCGGCGTAGGCTAGGGATATTAAACTTCCATTGTGTCTGTAGATCGTTTGCCTTGAGTAGTGTGTCGATACTAATGTCTTCCCACTCAATACGAAGGTTGGGGGTGAAGTCATCCTTGTAGTTCTCAAGCATACGTCTGAGCGGCTCTAGGCTGGTCTGTGTGCCGTTAACGAAGTCAAAGCCTAGGTTGGCTACCTGTTCGCCTACATACTGCTGAAACATACTGCCAAGTACGTCTGTAGCAATATCCTCTTTGATAGTGTCTTCTTTATTTATCTTGCGAAAGAGATCTTCATAGGCAGTCTTAGTGGCAGTTGTCATCGTCTGGTTCTGTGAGTAGAACAAGGCCTCTAGGTCTGATGTGTTTAGATCGCCATCATATGTCCTCATGGCAGCATCTAGTGCCTGCTTGATCTTGCGTACATCCTTAGTGAAGATTTTATCAGGGCAGCGAATGCCTTTGTGTTGTTCATAGAAGTCACGGTTAAGTAACGTCTTAATTAGTGCCAGTTCCATCATTGTCTTTCTCTCCTACAAAGATACGATATAATACTTCCAGTGCAATCAAAGGCCACAGGAAAGCAAACTTGATAGGGCCAGAGTTATCCATCTCCTCATCCTCTGGCTCTACCATATGGTATATTAAGGGTAGGGCTAACACATACATTGCGAATACGCCAGCGAAAAACCCTTGTCCTAGTTCATTCATACTTGTGGCCTCTCAAATGTTATGTAGAAAGCCCCTTCTTTACTGTTGTATGCTGCTATAATATCAATGAGTTGCTGATGGCTCATGATAATCATCTGGTAACAGTCCATGTCTGGTTCAAACTGTCGGATATATACATCACCATCATCACCTAAGATGACTTCCACATCCTCGTGCATGTCATCCTGGTCTAGGGTTGTGATTACAGCAGCGTCTGATTCAAACTCAACTGTGTACATCAGGCTGCTCCGCTACAAGAATGTTAACGTGAGCTACGTTACCTTCCACACGGGTGATGACATACTCAAGCCCTGCCTTGGTGAGCAACAAACGTAATTGACCTACAGGCATCATGTCTTATCCTTTCCATTTAGCTTTATAAGACGATCCAAGTACCACTGTGACTTGAGTAGATCCTCTTGCTTGTTCTTGTAACGCCAGCGGTGTAGGTACTTAGCTATGTTACCACGCAGGTAGCCTATGTATTCCTCTGTGGTGAGGAAGTCTTCAATGTAGTCAATGCACTCAATGCTACCCTTACCATAGTGCGCTGGGTTGTTGACATTATCCGCTGCCGTAACAGGCGGTTCTATTCTATTATGCTCAGCCAATACACTCTCCTTAAAGTCCTGGTTCTCTTTCATCAAACGTTTCCATTCACTACGAATCATTCTTCTTAGCTCCGTTCTTTTCGTCACGTTCCTGTGCAGCCTTACGTTCTTCTGGCGTCATAGGTCTTATGTCACTAAAGTCTGCCTCTAAAGGCCACTCATTGTCTGTCACGGAGTACATCCTCATACTTGTTGAACAACTGCTCAAACTTCCACTGGTATAGCTGCTGCATACCCATCAAGGTGTTCATCATTTCATCATGTGTAGGCTCACGTTCACCATCACCGATCTGTCTGAAGACTATCTGTAGGTCATCGCATACATGCCAGCAGTCCATTATCATTGGCTCTAAGTCATACAGTTTAGCCATCTTCATCCTCCGTTAGTGCATCCCACGATACAGGGAATAGTTCAATCATCTTGTGGTCTATCTGGGCAGCTACCTCTCGTGTCTCTGCCTGTGTGTCACGCTTGCAGCGTAGGTTACACATATCAGCAAAGGCATCTAGGCTACCTGACCAGTACCACTCAGTCATGGTTGACTGTGGTAGCACCATACGTGCCATCTCAGGTGCTACACCATGCTCAAGAAGATCGTTGTAGGCTTTTAGACATGCCCAGTTAGTATCACCCCAGTCACCTACATCAACGACACCATCAGAGCCTTGCTTCTTGTCAGAACTGCGCCCACGCCACACGTCAGGTACATAAAACTCTGGCTCATCATCCACATAGCGCCTAGATATTTCGTTCCATCTCAAGAACTTATGCTTGACTAGCTGCCGTGCCACAAAGATTGGAGCCTTGACATGGAAGCTTGCAAAGCAATGCCCAAAGGGACTGATATGACGATGCTTGGCTAGATAACGGATGAGCTTATCATCCTTAGCCTTGAGCTTTGGTGGCCCCCAAGGATCGTCTTCCATCTGAGATGTCTTACCAAATGACACTCGTGCAGCGTTGGCTACCGTCAAGTCATTACCCATGTGATCAATGTATGTTGCTTTAATCATCAGAATGGAACCTCACCGTATTTGTTTCGTGGATCTACATAATATCCTGGCTGCATATAGTCAGGCTTCTCTGCGCTAGGCTTAGGGTGGACACTCTCTAGGCCCATCTCTTTGAGAAAATCTTTTAGATCGTTCATGATAGTAATTCCTTTAATCGTTCTAGGTCATCAGTTAGCCTATATTTGATGTCATCGTCAAGCCTGAAGGCTGTACTATTTGCATTTGTCCATAGTGCTATCTCTCTACTAAACTGCAAAGTCTTGTGTGCTGCATCAGGATCTAGTGCTACGATAACATCGTCATACTCGCTTATTTTATCCATGTGTGCGGCTGTAAGGGCTGTGCCAAGTATTGCCATAGCTGTTACATTAGGAAACTCTTGGTATGCTACCATGGCAGAGACACAATCCTCTAAGACTAGAAGTGTTGGCCCCGTCCCTACTGTGTAGTAGTCTGCCTTACCTGTGTAGCGATACCACTTAGGCAGCTTCTCGCCTACTGCACGTCCATTAGCATCAATGATGCGCCCTTTGTAGTGTATCGGGAATACAACACGTTCATCCTTAACGTCATAGAGTAGGCGTCTGTCTACGATACCCCAGCGTTTAGTGAACCTGTGAAACTTATCATGCTCTGCTGTAGGCTGTACCACATACTCAGGTATCTCCATAGTCTCAGGCTCCATCTGCATAGGCTTCTCTTGTTTAGCCATGAGTATTTTTATCTCTGCTGCTGTAAGGTCAGTGTGATGATACCCGCCAATGCTACAGTCTAGCTTGTAACAGTTGTACTTGATTAGACCCATCTCTTTAGTGATCGTGAATGTGTTCTTGGCATAGCAGGATGGGCAGTTCATACGTCTGCTCTCATCCTCTCTTAAGTCCAGGCTGTCTAAATATTTACGAATGTTCATCTACCTACCCTTCCGCTTCACACCAAAGTGTTTTTCCTCAAAAGTAAGTATGCAGTGACAGTTAGCACACAACACTTGACACTTAGCTATCTCTGACCTTAGCATCTGTTTACCTTTAGTGTGTCTTTTCAGGTACATATTATGTGCCCTTTGTGCTATAAGGAAACATTTATCCTCTGGGTTGATATGGTTGAACTGTAACGCCTGTGCACTTTTGTTGTAGCCACACTTAGCGCAACCCTTCCTTACTTTGTAACGCTTTAGTACAGCCTGACCATAGTCGTATCTTTTTCTCTTCCTAATGTTATCTCTGTTTATTGTCTCGGGGGATCTAACTCTCGTCATCGCCATTACCTCTCGCTGCTAGTGCCTTGGATGCACCACTGAATGTGTTGACCATGTAAGGCCTCACGCTATTCATACTCTTGTGTCCTGTTACCTGCATGATACCAACAAGGTCAACACCAGCCTCCATCATTTCTGTCACTGCTGTGCGGCGTAAGTCCATGGCTGTTAGTTGGTTTGGTAGGTTAGCTTCTTGTAGTATATCATTGAGAATACTAGAAATATTCTTCTCTGAGTAAGCAACATATACGCCACATCTAGGCTCTATTCTAGGAGCAACAAAATCCTGGAACCCAAAGTCTTCATGCTGTTTCTGTAGCATCTGGCATAAGCCAGAGCTAATAGGTAGGTGTACCTCTGCGCCTCGTTTCGATTGTGTAATATCTAAGCGACACTCTTCTAGGTTTAATTTATCCCATGTAAGAGTTCTCATGTCGCCTATGCGTTGGCCCCAGTCATATGCCATGTGAACAATTAGAGTAAGGTTACGCCATTTCGTTTGGCTATAGCCTGTGTCTAGGAATGTTTTAACTTGATCCCGTGACCACTTAACTTTGCGAGGCTCTGTTGTCTCTGTCTTGATTAGACGCACAGGATCGTGGATCATTATGTCATTACGCAATCCATACTTCCATGCTGCACTCAGTGCGGTCTTACGATAGTTTGCTGTACGAGTTCCTGTATTAAGCCATTGCTCATAGGCATTTGTGAGATGACTGGCTCTCAGGTCTTCTATCCTGTAGTTTTTAAGTAGAATTGCATAAACTTTAGTGTTACCAACATTAGTTAGATGTCTCTCGTACTGCTTTTGAGTTTCTCCTTTTAGTTTAGCGAAGGCAGGACTTCGCATATAGAATGATAGTAACTTTTCTATTTTGTCTGTGCTCTCCGGCTTTCTCATCTCTCTCTCCTACAGTTTAGGTAAGTAACCCGCTCAATGAGAACATTCATCGTGCGGGTCATGTATCTTAAAAAGCATACGCTATAACTAAGGCTACGAAGGGCCAAATTAAAAATGCTGTGATTAGTTTATTAATCATGGTTTTTCTACCTTATTGTTGATGAATGAGGCAAGCTCATTACCTGTTGCTGTCTTGAATATGACACGGCGTACACCCGTGCGTTTGAATAGCTTGATACGAGCCAGGTTTGCATCGTGAGGTGTGAAGACTGTGGTGACATACTCACCATCAGGCTGACCCACACTGGCGTATACTTTTATGGCACGACTTGCAATCATTATGCTGTCTCCTCAATTAGCACATAGCGTGTGTACTGCTGACCTGTCACAGGGTGCTTACCCTTAACGCCATCAATGCGGTAGCCTGACTTGCGTAGCTCAGAGATACGCTTGGTGAATGACTGGATGCTGTAGTCAAGCATAGCCTCACGCTGGGTCAGACCCTTGGTTGCACGAAGGTGTGTGATGATCTTAGAGTTTTGTGTGTTAGTCATGTCTGTTTCTCCTATGTTAGACATTTGTAGGTTATTCGTTGTGTTAATCTGCGTCAATGTTACCATTATGTCACGTTGCTCAGTTGCAACACCTCTACCTTGACACCTTCCATGCGGCTGTAATTAGCAGCCAGCCTGTCTGCCTCTCTCATGTCTGTCACGGTGTGATAACACAAGGGTTTGTGCGTGATCTTGCTGGTGAGTATGATACGGATCATGTCTCTAGTTCCTCTTTTACTAGGTGGTACACTGTGCACCGATCCAGATAGTATTGCATGGCATCCATGTCAGTGTAGTCTGGTGCATCCATGCAGGATATTTCAATGTCATTGTCGATCAGTTCCTTCAGCATGAGTAGCTGGCTTGATGTTAGTTCTAGCGTATACATTTGTTTTCTCTCCTGTTTTAACCGTTACTAGTATAGGGTGTCATTGGTGGGTGTTATTCTGTCTCTTCTTCTTCTACATTATGAAACTTTACTGTGATGCACCCGTCACCATCATCCTGTGCGACTTGCCACGACAATCCACGGCTGTCATCCGACAGCACCATTGCATCAAGCCAATCAAAGAATACTTCTCTATCCATTACGCCTTCTCCTTTACTGGTTGGCTGTTAAACTCATAGACTGCCTTGGCAAACCCACGGGGTGTGGCAGATCGTATGTCTTTGGTGCGCTGTGACTTACCGCCCAGCTTCATCATGGCTGTGCTGTAACCGTTGCCATGGTACTTCTCAGGGTCAACAGATACCTTTGTAGGCATCACAAAGCCACCACCCGTCCATAGGCAGGTCTTCTTTTTATATCCATCACGGGGTGCGATATACTCAGGCCAGCGTGGATGCTCTGCCTGATCGTCAGGGATGTAGCCACCATACTCATAAGGGTGGAAGCTGTGGTCAGGCTTGCGCCACTTAGTAGCCAAGACACTGACAGGGTTCTCCACAAAGTATGGGACACCTAGGGCATCAAACAACCAAGCACACCATCTAGCATAGTTCACAGCCTTCACCTGAAACTCAGGGTCACGTTCAGCCTTACGTTTGAAGTGTGCCGCACCTGATACAGCCATGTCAGTGCAGACAGGGAAGGCCATGCCAAACACAACAGGCTTGTCACTAAACTCTGAAGGTAGGGCAAGTAGGTTATCCTTGTTGTGCAGGTCAGCACGGCGGTAGTGGATGCCACCCTCTGTGCGCCCCTCTACAGGATGCTGGATGTCATAGGCGTAGCAGTCATAACCTGCCTCTGCCCATGGCTTGAGTGCCTCACCTGTGAAGTCATAAAGACTGATTACGATACCTTTGGTCATGATGTCACCTTCTTTGTTAGATAGATTATGAGTTTGTCTACGTTGTCAAACTGCTCCTCAAATATCAGCATATTTTCTGCGTCATAACAGTTATATGATAGTAAGCTCCACTCTGGATCTTCACGCAGGTCAGGGTTGATATAGTCCACGAATACCTGACAATAATTCCCGTGCTTTTCTTCTTTGAGCAGTGACGGGCAAGTGTCATTCTTCCATGAGCTATGCACCCAGCCAAGCGGTGACAATGCGTGAAAGAGTTTGTTGAGCATGTCATAATTGTCATAGTCGGCGTGTGGTACGTCTGCGATTGCGTAGATCATTTTAGTTTCTCCTCTTTGAGTTGCATCATCTTAATAAACTTTCTGTCATTGTCTGACATATAGACACCCTGAACCTTCAAAACCTTGCGCCGATCACGTTGCACTGGTGCGGTGTCTACAGATGTAGAGCCATCCCTGTCAAGCAAAAGCACATGGCCCTCAACGTGTACCAAGTAAGCCAGAGCCTCGCCCTTTGATGCAATTCTTTTGCGTATAGCTCCCACTGTGGTTTTGCCAGCCTTCACGCCCATCTTGGTTTTGACACTGCGCAGAGACCACATAGAGCGGATCGCACGTTGCAGGTCTCCAATCGTGTGAATGTATCGTGTAGCATCATCCACGCCCAGCGCACGAGCTACAGCATAGCCGCACAGGTTTTTGTTGGGGTTGTCGGGGTTGTTGCTCCTGTTTCTAAGCGTTTGTCTGTCCATTGTTTAAACCTCCATCAGTCCATCTGTCTTGTGAAAATATATGTGATAACGCATTCCGCCTTCGTTCGTGCGCTTTGCTGTACTGCCAATTTTTATATCAAGCTGGCCCTCCTCTGCTTCTACCCAAATAGTAATCCTGTCGGGGTAGTCCAGCTTGAATTTAGCTAAAGCCCTTGCGGCAACTTCCATTGTTGTTGTGTCTATGTCTAAACGTGCCATTAAAATTTCTCCGATATGTCTGCATGGTCAAGGATTATGTTGCGGCTGGTGGCGTGTGTATAGCCCTCAATCATACGATTGGCCCAGCCGTGCGTGATCTTATAGTTAAACATCGCATCAGCTTTTGTGTGCAATACTTTTGTCTCACCGTACCGATCCGCCACGATAAATTTGAAGCGTGGATTTCCAGATGGTGAGTTAGTAAGTCTGCGCATGTCTTTTACGAAATAGCGTTCCATGATAGTTTATCCTCCGATAGGTTTGAATTTGGTTGTTACGCAATAGCTAAAGCATAGTTTGCCGATCTTAATAAAGCGGATGCCGCCAACCTTGCGTGTTGATACGTTGAATATTTTTGTCATATTATTCCTCATTTATATGTTGTGGATACGTTTCCATGTTGTCCATGTGATAGCTTGCAATTCATGCGGCTTAACCTTCACACGCTTGGCGGCTGTTACATAGGCGGCTTGCAATTCACGATACTGTTTCTTGCCCATGTTTGTTTTGTCAGATGTAAGGCCTTCACGCTTGCCCCTTGCAATATTCAATGCGTGACCATCAATAGTTACTTCATCCAATCCACGAATATTAGAGTAGAAAGAGCGGATTTTCTGCCCATTGAGGCGGGAAAGAATGTCTTCATCTGTTGTCAGGTCATCCTCTAAGATAGACCACGCCTTTTGCTTCATCGTGTTATAGCAGGACACTTTGAAGTCATCTGTTGTGTCGCCATTGATCCACGCTTGGCACATAGTTAGAGCGTCCTTGCAATTCCGTTCCCATCTGTTGTTAGGCGATAGAGCCGCCATAGCGCCGATCACTGTTGTCTCTGGAATGCCAGTCTCTTTTGCAATCCATGCCGCCATGCGCTTTGCTCTATCATACCATTCAACGCCATCTGCTACGTCTGACACTGTGGCAATGCGGTATGTCTTAAGGATGTTTCTTACATAGTTTGTCATTTGTCTTACTCCATTGATTTGGTTAACTTATAGGAAGGGCGATTGTATGCCGCCCCTCACTAAAAACTAACCTAGGTTTAAGCCTTGCGCCTCTTTATTAGGCGTTAATCATATTGCTAGTTAAACAGAGACCCGCAGGCTAGTCCGTCAAAGCTTTCCCCTAGTGTTTCCCATTATCGGCTTGCGCCTAGGTTTGGGGTGGATCCATCAATGTCAAATAACGTGCGGCACTGTTTCAAGCCTCAGAGTTTCTGACCATCGCCGCAATTCTTAGGCATCGCCGCCTGTTCCGTATTGCTTAGGTCTTAAACCGTGAAACAACTAAGACAACATCCCACAAAACATTGCAAGCAAAAAAGATAACTTTTTGCAGAATAATTTCATCTTATTTCGATTATTGTTTAATTTCATATAGTTACAAATGAAGATTTCCAGGGGATTACCGGCACAAATTGCAGCTTTGGCCTATTTAAAGAGTTTTAACGGGTGCAGCTGCGCATAAAACCAAATCACTTTTGAGCAATTCAATAGGGCAATTCCAGAGCATGATTTGGTGCAGCAATTTGTTTGACTATATAATGGCACAAAAAAGCCCTGCCAAATAAGATCCACTTTTGAGTTTTGGTATACAAATGTTTTTCATTGTATTGATTGCGGGATAGTCAGAACAATCAAGAGCAGAAAAATACAAGTCAGAACATTAGAGCCGGATTGTTTCGCATTGTTCTCTTGTGTGTTAAGTGCACGGCTAGGTGTACAATCTTGAACAATCGGGGGATAGGGTGGCAGAATATACAATATATCAAAGTAAGTGCCTACCTATCACTTCCCTAATGCAATAAAAACAATGCTTTATCCTATAGCCTATCTTTAATTTGTTAGGGCAGGGGAGGGGAGACAATAAAAAAGCCAATAAAAACAGTGTTTGGCGTGATAGTAAGAGTATAAAGAGGGGAGGGGGCAGGCTCCATGGGGGGTACGTAGGGTATACGTATATGTACAAATACACAGAAGTGGTTTTTTAGTTCGTATATAAGCGATGCCTTATGTAAACCTAAGTAAAGTAGGGCCGATGTGGACCTAGTTAGTACCACTATGTGAGACAGACACCCCCTATGGACCACTTGAGCAGGTACCCTAAGCAGTAACCCTGTATTACAGTAACAAAATGTTACAATAATTGCAGTATGTGCATTTTAGGGGTTGACCAGGGTGTTTCTATGGGTATAACTGCGGAGCAGGAGCACACAGAGTATTACTCTTAGAGTTAAAACTAAAGTAAAGTAATAAATAAAGAAGAGTATTACTCTATAAGAGAGTGTTACAAAAAGGATAGTGGACATAGGTAAGTTATAACTCTAGAGTAATACTCTATAATCACATATTATTACAATTTAACACTTGTAGTGTAATAAACATTCGTATATACTTTATTTAATGTAACCATAATAAAATAAAACAACGTTACATTAACTGGTACGTGTTACACTCTAAGTAATACTCTCTCCTCCCTCACTCTCCTCATACTTAGTTTGCGGCACGTACCACTTTCTCCCCCTTTGTATAATAAAAGTATTGACATTCATGTCTAAACAAATAAAACTATACGCATCTGATTCCGTATTAGAAGAGTTTTACTCTGCTTTAGCGTCAAATGATGTAAGAGCTTTCCAGCGTGTACACATTCCTCGTAGTGAAGTGTTCTACACTAGAGCACACCTACAGGAAGTCTTCCCTGATAGAGAGTTAACCTTAGATTACGTAGAACGAATGATGTATTTAGAAGGTCTACTTGATCGTAATGACGTACTAGACCCCGATAGAGAGCGAGACTATGGCTAGAGACTATAAAAAAGAGTATGCTAACTACCAAGGTAAGCCTGCTCAGGTAAAGAAACGTGCATCTCGTAACTCTGCTCGTGCTAAACTCTCTGCTGGTGGTGTTGTTAAAAAGGGTGATGGCAAAGACGTACATCACAAGGATGGCAACCCTAAGAATAACAAGCGCTCTAACCTAGCCGTAACTACAAAAGCTAAGAACCGTAGTTTCCCTCGTAATAGCAGAGCAGGTAAAGCTTAATATGTCTATTGAGTATAGAGGAGAGACGTTTGCAGGTTACAACAAACCAAAGCGTACCCCTAAACACCCTACCAAGTCACACGCCGTACTTGCCAAGGAAGGTGACACCATTAAGCTCATCCGCTTTGGTGAGCAGGGAGCATCCACAGCAGGCAAGCCTAAAGCGGGTGAATCTGATCGCATGAAGAAGAAACGTGCAAGCTTTAAAGCTAGACATGCAAAGAACATTAAGAAGGGTAAGCTCTCAGCAGCTTACTGGGCAGATAAGGTGAAGTGGTAATGAAGGTATGAACAAAGGTGGTATGATGAACAAAGGCATGAAGGCTCTTAAGAAAGAAGCACCAGGAGTAGCTAAGAAGATGGGTTACAGTTATGGTGGTATGGCTAAGAAGAAGATGGGTTACGCTACAGGTGGCTTAGCTTGTGGTGCATCTAACCAAGCAGCACGTCCACTTAAGAAGGGTAAGTAATGAAATATTACCATAAATATAAAGAAGCACTGGAAGCTAAGGGCTACCGTGTAGATGAGCATGGCTACGTATGGGACTCCATGGGTAATCAATCTGCTGGTGAAGACAACTATGGCAACGTGCAGAGCAAAGACCCTAACGTCAATGCTATTTGTCAGGAAGCAGATATTGCAGCTACTAAGCCTAAGAAGAAAGCTAAGAAAGCTACACCTCCTCCAGGTAAGAAACGTGCTCGTAACGCTAAAGGTCAACTCATTGCTGATGACCCTAACACCCCAGAGAATGAAGCGTGGGTTGACGAGTAATGGCTGTTACACTCAACCACCAAGGTAGACCTGCTCGTAGGCGTTCTGTATGGGGTCACAACACTACGACTACTACAGAGAATGTATATACGTGTCCTCCTAACTGTGTGGCTGAGGTAAGCTATCTTCACGTCCATAACTTCTCAGGTAACACAGATATTACTATTGAGTGGTACGTAGCAGCTGATACATATACGTCACACTTCTTAGAGGGTAAGAACTTAGGTGCAGGTGAATACATAACCTTTTCTGACATTGAGCTAGTACTGGCTGCAGGAGATCAGATACGTGTTACTCCTGGTGTAGCAGCACATGTAGACACTATCCTAACTGTAACAGAGACCTTCTCTGGCGTATAACGAATAGCGGGTATGCAAACTTAGTAGAGGTAAATAGTTCTAACATATGTATAACTATGCAAGTCTAGCAATGATGCTGGGCATAACATAGGAAAATACAATGTTCACACTTATTATTAAGACCTTCACAGACTTCTTGGCAAGCTTACAAAAGGCACAACAAGCACGTGCAGACTACTGGATCCTCACTAACATGTCAGACAAAGAACTGCATGACATCGGTATCGCACGGGGTGAAATCCGCAATGTCGTGGCAGGGAACTTTAAATAATCTTGCATTTCTGGTTTGTATGAGTATAACTACTGCATGTAGTACTTCATCTGTGGTCTTACCTTCCTCTTGCCCGGCTAATGATGCCAAATGTCAACGGAACTTAGATGCACAAACTCTTACATACATCGGTCAGAAAGACGCCGCTCTTCAGCTTATGTGCAGTGACCCTTATCTCCGTGATGTTATTGGGGATGACTGCACAGGCAGGTGATGTTACTGGAGACTTCTCTACGAGTAACGAGAATAGCACTGTAGACAGTAACAACTCTGAGGAGTCTGTAACTAACAACTACAACGCTACGGGTGCTGGTTCAGCTGCCCCTGTTATGTCAGCGATAGCTCCTACGATGATGGGTGGTGGCGGTAACGATAGCTGCTTACTACCAAGCTCTACAGGGATACAGATAAGCGTCTTAGGTTTATCCTCTGGTAAGATGGAGCAGGATGAAGCTTGTAACAGACGTAAGAACGCTAGGCTCTTAGGAGCACCACAGCAAGTAGGTGGCTTAGGGTTACAGGTATCAGCTATATCTGTACTGTGCCAAGACCCTATAGTGTTCCGTAGTATGATGTTAGCGAATACACCCTGTCCAATAAACGACAGTAAGACAGGTAAGCTGCTTATGGGGAAGGCAGCGATAAAGAAGTACAGAGAGAGTCCAGCGCTTTATATCGTTGGGTATGAGACAGACAAAGCGTTTTGGGATACCCTACTTAGGGTAGGAGAGGAAGACACAGATGAAGAGATCGTTGAAGACAATACTCCTAAGCTCAGCCTTAGTGAGCGTTTCCGCAGCAGCAAGCGCACAAGAGACTAACTACGAGCTAACTGGTCAAGAGAAGATTGACATGCTTATCGCCTCTATCGGTGATATTCAGGATCGTATTACTAACAGTGGTGTTATGACTGTAGGTGCTGTAGGTTATGCTGCTATCGGTGGTGTTATTAACGATGATGCACTTAGTGAGGGTATTATTACCACAGATGAGCTAGGTGCATACCTAGAAGCTAAAGACCTTGTACTGCAACATGACTATGCCATTGCTAGTACAGCTGAGCAGTTGTTTATGCAGGAACATGCAGCGGCTATGAATAGCTTGAACACTGCAGTAGATAACCTGACTGCTGCTACAGCTGTAGTTATGACAGCAGTTGAGGTAGCTTCCGTAGCATCTGAGGCAGACACTAAGCCTGAGCAGGTTGAGCTACAGGGTATGCTTGAGACAGACGCATACAGCTTAGACGCTGCTGAGGTTAATGAGTACAACGAGGCAGTAGCAGCTGTAGAGACTTTTGCTCAACAGGCTGGTGCTTTCATGGCTGCGGCTAACAACGATGAACTTACTGCCACTGTAGACAACTACGCTGCACAGGGTAACTACATGGTTGGTAGCTACACAGCTATCACATATACACAGGCTATTGATGAGTTTGTTATCACTTGGGATGACTCAGGTTTTGGTACAGGCTTCCAGGGCTACTTAACACCTGAGATGAAGAATGCTACAGAGATTTACGCAGCAGGTGAATACATTAATCAGTATGGGGCAATGCCAACACAATGATGGACTTTGAGTTTAGCGTAGGTGGATACAACATTAAGGGCTGGATGGTTGCTGTGGCACTTCCAGTTCTTTCTACAGTTGCAGGTGGTGTGTATTGGTCTTATGATACACTACAGCGTTTCTACGGTGTAGAGGCTGGCATTGCAGAAGTTGCGGAGAATAGTGCTGCATTCAATGCAAAAGCTGCGGAGATTACTACCAGAGTAACTAAGGTAGAGACTGTAGCCCAGCGCAACCTCACAGATGTTCAGAACACTCTAGCTGGTGAGATAGTAGTACTAGATTCTTTGCTAATTACAAAGCTACAAGAACTAGAAGCTAGTCTTGTATCTCGTATTCAAACACTAGAGCAAGCTATTGCAGACAACGATGTACGTGGTTTGAACCAGAAGCTTGCACAGCTAAGCACAAACATGTCACAGATCTTAGAGCAGCAGAAGGTGCTTTTAGACTTGCGTAGCCAAGTAGATAAGGCTACAACTATTACAGATGGACTAGGCGATACGCTAGATACTCTACAGACAGAAGTAGATGATATATGGAAAGCGTATGATGAGCTAGTCGATAATCCTCTATAAGGAATATACTATGGCCCGTAACTTAACAGAGAACCAGCAAAAGTTCCTAGAAGTCTTATTTGATGAGGCGGGTGGAGATGTTGTTCGTGCTAAGCAATTAGCTGGCTACAGTGATAAAACACCTACACGCCTTATTGTTGAGTCTCTTAAAGATGAGATTGGTGCTGCTACACGTACACACTTTGCTCGTTCTGCGCCTAAGGCTGTTATGGCTTTAGTTGATGCCCTCTCAGATCCTACTGAATTAGGAATCAAAGAGAAGATGGCTGCGGCTAAGGACTTGCTTGATCGTGCAGGACTTGGTAAGGTAGATAAAGTAGATGTAACTTCTAATGGAGGTGGCATCTTTTACTTACCACCAAAAGAAGGTTCTAACGAGTAACATTGTCAAAATATGACTACGATAGAGATCTAGGTTTTTGGGAGCTACCAAAACCTTTTAAGGGTGAGGAGAAAGAGTGGCATGTAATAGCTCGTGTTTCCTTACGGCAAGTTCCTTTTGGTTATAGAGTTCACCCAGAAAATGACAGGCTGTTAGAACCTATTCCAGAAGAATTAGAAGCATTAGAGCTTGCCAAGCGGCACTTAAAGCAGTATTCTTATCGTGAAGTAGCGATATGGTTAAGTAAGACTACTGGGCGATATATCTCACACATGGGATTACATAAGAGAATTAAAGTTGAGCAAAAACGTAAGAAATCAGCTGCAATTAAACGCAAGCTCACCCAGCGGCTCAAAGAAGCGCTCTCGCAGATCGAAAAGCTTGAGCAAGGCCGAGTCGGTAGCTACAGTATCAGAGAAGATTGAAGAGCCTAAAACCGTACCTGCTACAGTTAAGGCAGCTGATTTTGACGTAGAGTTAGCACAAGAGGTAGTATTCAAGCCAAACCCAGGGCCACAGTCATACTTCTTGAGCGCATCAGAACGTGAGGTTCTATATGGTGGCGCAGCTGGTGGTGGCAAATCCTACGCTATGTTAGCTGACCCGCTACATGGTTTGAACGATCCGAACTTTAGTGGCCTACTTGTACGTCACACAACAGAAGAACTAAGGGAACTAATACAAAAGTCTCAGGAGCTATATCCCCGTGCTATTCCGGGCATTAAATGGTCAGAGCGTAAGTCTCAATGGACATCACCTCAAGGCGGTCGCCTCTGGATGTCATACTTGGATAAGGATACAGATGTCACACGCTATCAGGGTCAGGCTTTTAACTGGATTGGATTTGACGAACTTACTCAATGGACTACACCTTACGCTTGGGATTATATGAGATCTCGCTTGAGATCTGCACATTCGTCAACTCTTGGTCTCTACATGAGAGCAACAACAAACCCCGGAGGAGCAGGACATGCTTGGGTTAAGAAAATGTTTATTGACCCTGAAAGAGCAGGTAAAGCTTTTTGGGCAACGCATTTGGATTCTGGGGAAACTATTACCTTTCCTAAAGGGCATAGTAAAGAAGGTCAGCCTCTATTTAAGCGCCGTTTTATTCCCGCCTCTCTATTTGATAATCCGTACTTATCTGACTCTGGCGACTATGAAGCGATGCTTCTCTCTCTGCCGGAGCATCAGCGTAAGCAGTTACTTGAAGG